AGCTTCGCCGATATGAATGAGCCGATTGTTAAGGTGGAATCGCTTATCGAAGACGGGATGATCGAACACCCAGACAACCCGGCGCTGAATTGGCAAATGGCGAATGCGCACGTTCGGGAAAACCCGGACGGACTCAAAAAAGTCGCCAAGGCCAGCAAGCAGACAGGCAAGGCGGGCGGCGTCAAGCGGTTCAAGGTGGACGGGGTGATTGCCATGATCGAAGCCGTGGGGACGGCGCAGTTGGATGAAACACCAATCGAAATAAGTTACGAGGTTATATGGGGAACTTAACAGATCAGGACTGGAAGAATTGGGACTACCTTGTCGCGGCGGTCCAGAACGAGCAGGCGCATTACGTGAACGCTCGTTCGACGCGGTACGCGCGGGTAATCGTCGCGGTCAGTAAGGTGATTGACGAGGCAGGCTTGCGGCAAAAAGTAGATTCCATTTTAACAAATAGTGTGCTATCAGATACCCATGAAAACTAACGCGATGCGACTAAACGCCGCGATACGGTTGCTGATTTTCTTTGCGGCGGTTGCCGCCGTGTTCTGGGGAGTGGCCGTCATGCTGGACGTTGCCGCTGCGGCGACGATCGCGGGCGTTATGGTTTGGGCAGACCTTTTAAGGGGACGTAATGAGCTTGATAGCGGACTGCCTTCGCGATCTATTCACAGCGAATAGCGGCGACGTTTGGAACAATCCCGATGCGTGGAGCCCGATGGGCGGCGGGTTTGGCGGATCGCCGGGTTTCTATGCGAGCTACCCGACTTCCAGTGGCGAAACCGTCAACGAGAAAACCGCGCTCCTTGTGTCGGCACACTTCGCATGTATCCGTTGCAAATCCGAAGACTTGGCCGTCATGCCGAAGGAAGTCTACGAAATCGACGCGGACGGCGATAAAATTCCACGCCGCGATCACCCCGCGTTCAACGTACTTAACGTGCAGATGAACGACGACATGACCGCGTTCAAGGGGATGGAAACCGTTGTCGCGCACGCCATCGGGTTTAAGAAGGGCGTCGGTGAAATCGAATTCGACGGCAACGGCGAAGTTGCCGCCATATGGCCGATGGACCCGATTCGCGTTACCAAGAAACGCATCGGCGGGCGCATCTGGCACGTTCATCGCAACGACCAAGGCGTCGAAGTTCCAATACGCGACGAGAATGTTTTTGAGTTGATCGGCCCGAGTTATGACGGATTGACCGGCTACAGCATGGCGGAGATCACGAAGTTTAGCATCGGGCTTGCGCTCGCCGGACAAAAGTTTCAATCCTCGTTTTTCGGTAATGGCGCATGGCTTGGCGGAATAATTCAGAAGCTACCGCAAGGCATGAAGTCAGAGGAGCGCCAAACGCTTGTCGCTAGTTTTAACCAGCGACATCAATCAGCAGGCAAGGCGTTCCAGGTTGGCGCGCTACCAGGTGAAGCGGAATTCAAAGAGGTTGGTGTTGACCCGGAAAAAGGGCAAGTCGTTCCCGCGCTCGACTTTACCGTTGATGATATTTGTCGTGCGCACCGTGTACCGCCGCACAAGGTGCAGAACTACGCCGACGCCCACTACAACAACGTCGAGCACGCGGAGATTGTATACCGCGGCGATTCACTCTTACCGCTCGGCACGCAATTTGAGCAAGAGGCCGCGCGCAAGCTGCTACCGCCCGGTTGGGTCGTGCGATTCAATTACAACGCATTCCAGCGCGTAGACTTCAAGACACAGCAGGAAGGCTTGGCGGTTGGTCGCATGTGGGGTTGGTGGACGATCAACGACTGCCTAAAGAAACTCGGGGAAAGCCCGATTGACGGGCCGCACGGTGACATGCGCCTGATTCCAGCGAATATGATCCCGGTTGAAAAAGCCTACGAAGTACGGACACAGCAGAGCACGAACGCCGAACCTCCGAAGGCAAAGCCCGATCCCGGCGCACTACGCGAAGCATATCTACCCCTTGTGATGGAAGGATTGCGTCGGTCTGCCGACAAGGAAGAAAAGCGCGTGAAGTATCTGCGCGGCAAGCAGGGCAACCAAGAGGGCGAGGTTAATAAGTTCTACGCGGAACACAAGATGTACGTTGCGCAGAATGTAATCCCGACACTTGGCAGCATGGCGCGGGTGTTGAACGGCGCAGCGAACGCCGAACGGTTACAGGTCGTCGGCGAAATGTATTTGAGCGAATGGATCGCGGCTCGGCCCGCGCAACACGGCGCGGTAGACGAGAAGTGGATGGAAGGTTTCGCGGCCCGTTGGGTAGACGCGACGTTGACGGCGTTGGAAATTCAGGAGAAAGCTGCATGAATAGCAATTCCCCTTGTTGGGCCATAACCGAATTTAAGGCCCGCGAGATACATGCGAACTTCGGTAATATGCTTGCGGATTTGAATACCCGCATCGAAGCGGCCCGCGGAAAATCCGAAGAAACGCCGTCCATCATGGCGGTATCCGGTGACAGCGCGGTCATTAACGTGCAAGGCATCATACTGAAGCGCGAATCACTGTGGACGAAATACGGATTCGCCACAAGCACACTAGCCGTCGAACGCGCGATGAACGCGGCGTTAGACGACAAAGACGTTCGCAGCATTGTACTCAACGTGGATAGTCCCGGCGGAACGGTGGACGGGATGCACCGGCTCGTGCAGGCGGTAGGAAAAACCAACAAACAGAAGCCCGTCATCGGGCAAGTCGACGGACTTGCGGCGAGCGCCGGGTATTGGCCGTTGTCGCAGGCGTCGGCTATCTACGCTGGACCCGGCGACGAAGTCGGCAGTATCGGCGTGCGCCTTATGCTCTACGACTTTTCGCGGGCATTCGAGAACGCGGGCATCGAAGCCGTGCCGATTGATACCGGCAAATTCAAAAGCGCCGGGGCGATGGGCACAGAGATCACGGCGGAACAACGTGCCTACTTCCAATCGCAGGTAGACGCCTATTTCGCGGACTTCCTGGGCGATGTGCGCAAAGGCCGCAAGCTATCCGAGAAACGCGCGGCGGAAGTCGGCGACGGGCGCACGTTTATTGCGAAGCAGGCGCTGGAACTTGGCCTAATCGACGGAATTCAAAGCATCGAAGAAACCCTGAAAACCGCGCGGCGCATGACGGGCAAGAGTAATCAGGCGGCGAAAGCGCGGGCGCGCATGCGGGAAATCGAGGCGGCGGTATGATCGTTGACGGCCGCGATCTTTTGCTATGCGAAATCAGGGAACTGGCAATCGCGACGGCAAAACTTGTTTTGCAGCACACCGCACAGATTGACGATCCGGAGTTCCCGTCGTATGCGACGGAGTATCGCGAAGTGCGACGGGCGCTCGAATGTCTCGAAAAAACTGCTATTGACTTTCCACCGCAAGTGTGACAAAGATATTCACGAACGCGGGAAACCGCACAACAGTTTAACGGCTTCACAGTGGCGCAGCGCACAGTCAATGCGTCGGGCGTGAAGTAACGACGGCACCAGCCAATCACAGTATTCGGCGCGGACCGTTCAGGACAGTAACTAACTGTCGCTGACGGCCTGCGCCATTTCTTTTTTTGTGCTCCGCTCAGCGACGACGGAGCACAAACCCCATGACACTGAAAGAGTTGCGCGAGAAGCGCAAGAACGCAGAAACCAAGCGCGTAGCCGCGAAAACCGCAATTGATGCGCTCTTGGCCGAATCGGATCGCAACGAAGGCGTAATGAGCGCGGAGCAATCTTCGCAGATTGAAACGCTCGAAGCCAACTACGAATCGGCCACCAATACGGTCGCCGCACTGGATCGCCAGATTGCGCGCGAGCAGCATCCATCTACGGCGACGCCGGTAGTTCCGGGTCGGCGCGCGGGCGCAGAAGACGGTGACATCGATCCGCCAGCCATCACGGACGTTAAGGCGGCGTTTACCGATGATCCGAAAAAGGGATTCAAAAGCCACAAAGAATTCTTTCTTGCGGTGATGAAGCCCGACGCGCGCGACGAGCGCTTGCGCTACCTCGCAGCGGCTGGCTCCGACGAACAAAGCACATTCAGCGACAGCTACGGCGGATTCCTTCTCCCGGAAGCATTCGCGCCGGGCGGCATCATGGGCACCGGATCGGAATCCGATCCCCTCGTTGGTCGCACGCTCAGCATTCCGATGCAGACCCCAAGCATCAAAATGAAGTACCGCACCGACAAGGACCACACGGACAGCGTGAGCGGCGGTCTGAAATTCTATCGCCGCGCAGAGGCAGCGGCGGCCACCTCCAGCCGTATGCAGTGGGGTCAATTCCAATTCACCGCGCATGACCTGACCGGATTGACCTACGAAACCGAAGAGCTGATTCAGGATTCGCCGCAGTCGGTCATTGCGCTGATTGACGCCGGTTTCCGCACGGAACTCGGATCGACGCTGTTGGGTGAAAAACTCAACGGTACGGGCGTCGGCGAATACGCAGGCATCAACAACAGCCCGGCGAAGATCGACGTGGCGAAGGAAACCGGACAGGCCGCGGCGACCATCGTGTACGACAACATCAAAAAGATGCTGTCTCGCATTTGGGGCATGGGCTCCGCTGTTTGGCTCGCAAACCAGACCTGCCTTCCGCAGTTGATGTCCCTCGTGCAAGTCGTGGGCGTTGGCGGTATGCCGGTATGGCAGCCGAACGCACGCGAAGGCGCACCGGGCCTTTTGATGGGCCTGCCACTCTTCTTCACTGAACACTGTAAGGCGGTGGGTACGGTTGGCGATCTGTTGCTTGTAAATGCCAGCCAGTACATGGAAGGCACCTATCAGCCGCTGCAATCCGCCGAATCGATCCATGTTCGATTCCTGAACAACGAGCGCACGTTCAAGGTGTGGACGCGCAATGCGGGTTCGCCTTGGTGGAACTCCGTGTACACGCCGAAAAACGGCGACACCCTTTCCCCATTTGTCCGTCTGGCGACGCGCGCATAACTGAACTAAACGCGCCGTGTGCGCGATAGGAGACTTCGACAATGGCATCTGCACAGAGCGCGGAAAAGTTTTTCGCGAATAACAAAGTCACCTGCTACCTGAGCGGTGACGCGACGACCATCAAAGACATCGCGTGGGTCGATATGCAGGACTACGCGGGCATCGCGGTACAAGCGCAGGCCGCCGCATTAACCGGGCTTGGCGTGACAGTATTCAAGATCATCGCCAACAGCGAAGCAGACGGCAGCGGCACCGACGCGATCGTCGTGGCGCACGCCGTTGGGTCTGCGCCTGACGCGGCAAACGACGCACTGTATCTCGAATGCACGGCGGAACAAATCCGCGAAGTAGAAACATCGTCCACCGGCCAGCTTCGCTACGTGTCCGCGCAGATCGACGCAGCCAACGCATCCGACCAGATCGCCGTGACGTATATCCGCCACGGCGCGCGGTTTGCTGAATCGGGCCTTACCGCAGACAGCGTCGCGTAACCACAAGCCGTAACACAAAGGACAACCCTGACTATGGCGACTGGAGCAAAGACGGAACTTTTCGCGCGGAACATTCCGGGCGGACTGTTCATTATCAACAACGAATCCATCACGACCGGCGACATCTATTTCGTGCATTCCGGCACGGGAACCGATGCCGCTGGTTATGGACGCAACCCCGACGCGCCTGTAGCGACGATTGATTATGCAATCGGACTGTGTACGGCGAACAAGGGCGACCGTATCTACGTGATGCCGGGGCACGCGGAAACAATCAGCGCGGCAGCGGGCATCGATTGCGACGTTGCGGGTATTTCGATCATCGGGCTTGGCAACGGGACAAACCGCCCGACCGTCACGGCTGGAACCGCGAACACGGTAGACATCGACATCGACGCGGCAAATGTGACGATTGAGAATATTCGTTTCATTTCCAACTTCCTCGACATCGCCGCGTTGATTGACGTGAACGCCGACGACTTCACGCTGCGCAAGTGCGAATTCACCGAGGCGGGCGCGAACCTGAACTCGAAGATCATCGTGCAGGACGCAGCCGCCGGCGGTTCGGACCGCATCACGATTGAAGACTGCAAATTTGTTTGCCCGGATTCCACAAACACGCACGTCGTGAACTTTGCGGGCACGGGCGACGGACACATTGTGCGGCGCAACATCCTGATTGGCGATTGGGGAACGATGGCAATCGGCGGCGCAGGCGTCATTACGAACTGTTGCATCATCGACAACGTCATTTCTAACGCGGCTACCGATAACGATTCGTGCATCAATCTCGCAGCGACCGCCACGGGAATTGTGATGCGCAACCTTGCATGCGGTGGCGCAGCCCAGGCGAACGGCATCACGGCGACGGCGTGCGCGATTGCGCAGAATTACTACGGCGTCGTCAGCGAAGACCTCAGCGCAATTCTTGACCCGATCGCGACGTAGGAGTAACGGCATATGGCTGGCAGCAGCGTAGCGTTTACTTACGACACGATTGGCCCGATCAAAAGAATTATTTGCGATTGGGTATCAGACGATGCGGCGGGAACGGCGAGCGGAACGACAAAGAAGGTTACGGGCCGTCTATTAAAGGCGGTCGTCAATCCGGGTTCCGCTGCGCCGACAGACAACTACGATTTAGTGCTTACCGACGAGGAAGGCGCGAACGTACTCGGAAACTGTGTCGCGACGAGTCAGCTTATCAATCGCGATACGAGCAACACGGAAACCGTCTATTTCTTCGTGCTGAATACGGACGCATCGGCGCTGAGCATGGCCGCGTTCCCTGTCGTCTGCGACAATATCACATTCTCGTTTGCGGCGGCGGGCAATTCCAAAACGGGCCGTGTGATTATTTACGTCGAAGGCGACATCGCGGTGGGTGGCTAACGTGCCAAACGCCTACGCCACATTGACCGACATCAAGAACGAACTCGGCGAAACGTCTACGGACGCGACGCGCGACGCGATTTTGATGGGGTTGATGGAAGACATGAGCCGCAAGATCGATTCGGCTTTGCGTGGACGTCATTTCTACGTGCGCAGCGCGACAAAGTATTTCGATGTAATGGACCCGTGCAACGTGCTGATTGACGATTGCCTGAGCATATCGGCGTTGACAAGCGACAGCGAAGGCGATGGGACGTTCGACGGCACCACGTACACGCAGGGCGATGCAGGTGACTACCTGCTATGGCCCGACGATTCGTGGCCGAAACTGAAACTCACACGCGCGGCGAATCCCACGTATTCATTTTGCTACGGCAAACGATATTTGAAAGCGGTCGGATTGTGGGGCTACGGCGACGGCGAAAGCGCCACACCATACCGATCGAGCGGGCTGACTGGAACGCTATCGGATGCGACCGACACGAGCCTGACGGCCAGTGTGGACGCCGACGAAGTAATCAAGACTGGGCACACCCTGCTAATCGAAAGCGAGCAGGTCTACGTGACGGCGGTTTCCGGCACCACGATCACCGTCGAGCGCGGCATCAATGGAACCACGGCGGCAGCGCACACCGCGGCGACGCTCTACATCTACAAGTATCCGAGGCCCGTATCGAATAAGTGTCGCGAACTCGTGAAGCGCGCATACGGCGATCGTATGCCTTCCGGTAAACGCATGGAAATGATCGGGCAGTACCAATACCAGAACTGGGACGCAGGACAAATCGAGGAAGACATACGCGAGGCGCTTTCAGACTTCATGCCGCCGCGCTAAGGAGACTTTGACATGGCCGAGACAGGAACCGTTCGCAAGGTAGCGTTTGCCGCAGCGGAAAGCTCAATCCCGACACTGCCCGCGCTTGGCGCAAACATTTCAAGCTGGGGATCGTTCACGACGACCATCGGCGGACAACCCGGCGCGAGCGACGATGCGTATCTGTCGGAAGACAGTATCAGTGTCACGCCGCGCACCGAGGAAGTAGAGATCGATCCGCCGCTCGCACAGAACCGGCTCGAAGAAATTGTCATTAAGAACGGCGTCGATATGTTTGAGTTTGGCTGCTACTCGGTGAACGACACCGTATTCGCGCTCGACAGCACGACAACCGATTCCGGCAACGTCACTGAGCAAGGCTTGACGATCACCTATCGCGCGTGCGTCATCGAAATCACGGGTAAAGGGATTCTCTACTTCCCGAAGGTGCGCGTGAAGCTCAAGGGGTTTGAAGGCGCGGTAAAAGAACTCGGCGCCGTTCAATTCGAGTGCAAGGTGTTCGGCACGACCACGATTCCGAGCGGTTGGCAGTGGCACACGTTCAACGGATAACGCATGAGCTACGCGGCGCTACTCACACAACGCGGAAGCATTTACCGCCCGACGTTTGACGCGCCGACAGGGCCGGAACCATCGGCAACGTGGAATGACACGCCCGATTACACCGGCGTTCCGTGCCGCATTCAAGCGAATCAGACGAAAGAGCAGGACAAAGAAACCGGCGCGGTCATATCGGACCACACGGGGTTTTTTCTGCGCGGCGTTGACTTACTGGAAAAAGATCGACTCGTAGTCAACAGCGTGACGTATGACGTTCAGGGCGTGGACTCGGACGTGGCCGGCGCGAGTCATCACGTACAGGCGACGCTAAAGGTAGTGCGATAGATGGGATTCAATAAACGAGGCGGGCGCGGTGGCGGCGGTGGCAGCGGAAAATTTGATCGCCAGCTTGCGCAAATTAACAGCCGCATCCAGAAGGCGTTTGTCCAAATCTCGCAAATTACTGACAACGCAGTCGCTGAGTTTACTTCTGACGTTGCGAAAATGACCGCGCAATTAATTCGCGACGATACAAAAAAGACCAAGAACAGCCGCAGCACTGGGAAACTAGCAAACAGCGTTCGCCCATCGAAGCGCGGCGCAATGATGTATTCCGTCGAAACTACGGCAACCAATCGCGCGGGATACGGCTATGGCGCACCGCAAGAGTGGGGATGGAAGAACCCGCGATCAAAGAAAACAAAGCGCACCAAAGAATCGGGCGGATGGAAAACGCGCAAGGCAAAAATGCGCGGCAAGCATTCAATAGTCCGCGCCACCTTCGGAATGGTGAAGCGTTGGCAACGCGGGGAGCGTTGGCGTGACTGATTCGGTGCAAGTCATATGGGAATACCTCACGGTATCCGGTACAGATTTACACGCGCTGATCGCGTCGCGCGCGTGGGCACCGGAAGCGCCCGCCACATTCAAGAACGAGCAAGCGGCGGTCGTGTACGAACTGCTGGACGAAGAGCAGCGGGCACTACCAAACAACACGGCTATCGTGAAGTTTTTGTGTTTCGGCGGCAAGCGTGCGGACGGCAAAGATTTTCTGCATAAAGACGCGCGCGCCGTCTACCGCGCACTGCACGACCGATTGATGGCGGCGGACGGCGTGAGCACTGCGAGCGGAACGATTCTTGTCTGCACGCTCGAATCGGCGGGGCAGGATTACGGACTGGACGAAACCGAATGGCCGGTGGTGGAAAGCCAATACCGGATCACAATCGAATAAGGAGATCGAGAGATGGCCGAGACAGCAATTGCGCCGACGCGACCCGCACGCAGCGGGTCTACGTTGACCTACGCGAACGCCGACACGTCGAACGGGAACAAAGTATCGAACAACGGCAAAACGTGGCTGGCGATATACAACAACGGATCGACCGGAGAGGCGACGGTGACAATTACCACCCCCGGATCGGTTGACGGTAACGCCGTGGCCGATCTTCCAGTTGTTGTGGCTGTTGGGACGATTGAGTATGTCCCGCCGCTAGACCCCACGATTTACAACAACTCAAACGGCGATCTGATTCTCGTCACAACCGGCACCGGCGCGGCCGATGTTGATATTGCGGCGTTCTATCAATGAGCGCTGTCGAACGGGAAAGTATTGACATCTCGCTGGCGGGCCACACGTTCACGTTTGAACGGCTTGTGCGTAAAAAGTCTCGTGCCGCTGTGCGTGATGTGATGAAGCTGCTGCGCAAATATCCGTCACTGCAAAAGGCAGAACGCACGCTGGACGGCGCTATCGAAGCGTTGACCGCGGCGGACGACGTGCTTGAATTTTTCGCCGAGTGGGTCCCCGGCGTGAAAGAAAAAGGCGCCGCGCTTGACGACGCAACCGAAAAAGAAATCATGGGGGCGTTCCAACAGTTGAGCGAATTTGTGCTCGCCCCTTTCGAGGTGGGCGTGCCAGTGCAGACCGACACGCCGAAGCCCGAACCTACGAGTTAATGATGTCCGAGTGGGGTATCCCGTTCGACTACATAGAAGACAACTGGGACGACGCGCAGTTCGCGCTCATGGGCAAGATGCTGGCCGAACGGTTGGACGCTAAGAACCGCGCGGCAAGCGGCAAGAAACAGCGCATGGACATAGGGCAATGGATGCAGACCGCAGGGATTAAGTAGATGGCAATTGAAGCCGGGAACGTAGTCTGGAACATAACGGCAGACTTGAAGCCGTTGAATCAGGCGCTTGGCGATTCCGAAAAAGCTGTTCAATCTTCAATGGGCAACATCTTGAAGATCGGCCAGCAGATCGGCGTTGCGTTTACGGCTATTGGTGCGGGCATCACGGCGGCGTTTGGCGTTGCGGTCAACGCCGCGATGGACTACGGCGGCGCGATCCAGGATGCCGCAACAAAAACGGGCATCGGCGCGGAGGAATTGCAGAAACTCAAGTTTGGCGCGGAACAGTCCGGCGTGAGTTTTGAAGGATTGCAAGGCGCGATCATCAAGATGAATAAGTCAATATCGGAAGCGAATGACGGCACGAAAGCGCAGTCCGAAGCATTCCAGCGGCTTGGTATTGACATCAAATCACTTCAAGGCCTTTCCCCAGACCAGCAATTCATGCGGATTGCCGATGCGCTCTCGCGCGTGCACGATCCCGCATTAAAGACGGCGCTCGCGATGGACTTGTTCGGAAAATCCGGCGCACAGTTAATCCCCTTCCTCAACGAAGGCGCTACCGGCATGGCGGCGCTCGGACAGAAGGCACAAGAGCTTGGCCTTGTAATGAGCGGCGACGCAATCGCGCAGGCCGAGGCTTTCGGCGATCAGTGGGAATCGTTAAAGGCGCAATTCCAAATGGTTGCGATCCAGATCGGATCCGCGCTGATCCCCGCGCTGATGGAAATGATGCCAGCGATACAAGCGACGGTCGCGAGCGTAATCAATTGGGTGCAACAAAACCCGCAACTCGTGACGACTATCGCTACGGTCGTTGCCGCAGTCGGCGCCGTGATGCTTGTGCTTGGCCCGTTGCTCGTCATGTTGCCGGGGATCGTGATGGCGTTCTCCGCAATCGCCGCAATCGTGCCGGTAGTCGGCGGCGTGTTACTTGCGATTGCCGCGCCGGTTGCCGCTGTGATTGCCGTAATAGGTCTGCTCGTCGCGGTCGGCTACACGATGTACAACGAATGGGAAAACATCGTGAAGTTGATGCAGGAACTATGGGAAGGATTCAAGGACATTCTCGAAACCGTGTGGGACGGGATCGTGATGTTCCTCGAAACGGCGGTCGGGCTTGCGCTTCAACCGTTCCTGTTTTTTATCGACACCGTAACGATGGCGTGGGAAGGATTGATGGCGACGATAGATATTGTCGTCGGCGCGTTTGAATACGCATGGGACGCAATCGCAGGCGGTTTCGAGTGGCTAGGCAATCAGCTTGCCAGTCTATGGGATTGGATCAACGGGCTTGTTGCGAGCGGCGTGCAAGGCATCATCGACGCGGTGAATTATCTCACTAATCTGTTTGGGATTGGCGACGTATTCAGCACGGGCAGCGGCGATAACACAGAAGGCCGTGCGCTTGGCGGGCCCGTATCCTCTGGCGTTCCATACATCGTCGGTGAAAAAGGGCAGGAACTTTTCGTTCCCGAACAAGACGGCCGCATTGTTCCCGCGCACCAGACTGCGCAGATGATGGGCAGCGGCGGCAATCAGAACACGATTGTAATTCAGGGCTACAACCAAGACCCTGAAGTATTAGCCGACAAAATAAGCCGCGCACTTTATCGCAAACAAATCGCGTTCGGAATGAGCTAATGGCGCACTCTTTCTACTTTGGCGGCACGGAAGCAGACCCCGCAGGTAGCGCCATGATCTATCTGGGCGGGCCGAGTTACGGGCTCACGATTCCGATCGAGGAAGTGGACTGGCTCATATCGTCCGTTATCGACGTTGCGGATTCCGCATACGGATACGGCGGCGCATCGTGGGGCACACATCACCCCGGCAAGCTGTTTCGGTTGCCATTCATTCTGAAGGGCGACAACTGGCAGGACACGCGGGACAAACTTGACGCACTGAATCTTGTGCTCGATAAAAACCGGCTCGCGGCATTGCGATTTGAGGACTTCCCGGATCGCTATTGGCTGGCGCGTTTCTCTGGCCGCGACCAAGTGCGGGTATTTCAGCGTGGCGCAACCGGCTTGCTGGAATTTACGGCCCCAGACCCGCGCGCGTATGCGCTCACGGAAACCACGCAGACCGTCAACATCACGAGCGGCGATAATAATTTTACGGTTCCGGCAAGCGGAAGCGTGGCGGGCACCGCAGAGGCCGATGTGGCATACATAATCAAGCCGTCATCGAGCGGAGCGACAAGTCCCGTGGTACTCGCAAACACCACGCGCGACGAGACGCTCACTTGGAACAACACGTTGACCAGCAGCGAATGGCTGCGCGTTACCGCAAGCGCGCGCATCGAGAAGGCAGAAAAGACAGGCGACTCCGGCAGCACATATTCCACGGTCAACAGCAGCGTATCGGCGGGATCGCGCTTTCCAAAGTTATCGCCAAACGTATCCAACGCATTCACATTTTCAGGCAGCGCGGGCAACGGGACAATCGAGATAACGTACCGCGCGAGGTTTAACTAATGGCTACATCATTCCATAAGGTCAACAACAACGCGGCTTCCACATTGAATGCGGCGATCGATGACAACGATCTAAGTCTCGCGGTTCCGACGGGCGAAGGCGCGGAATTCGATACGGTTGCGCAATATCTCACGCTTGGCCGCAGCGACACGTACAACGGCGAAATTCTGGACGTGGCAAGCCGTAGTAGCGACACGTTCACCGTCACCACGCGAGGCGTAGACGGCACGACGGCGACCGCGCACGATGCGGGCGATCGCGTGGAATGCTTGCTAGTCGCCGCGCACATCACCGAGATTCAGGACGCGATCAACGCGATTGAAAACGGGACGGTGTTTCTCGCGCAGGTGAAGCTCGGCGACGATACCGGCAAGCTCATATTCGGCGCAGATTCGGACATCCAATTCTTGTACGACGAGGCGACGGATGACCGGCTGGAAATAACGGACGGCACGAACCTGCTCGCTTACTTAAAAGACCTCGGATCGACCGGGCTTTTCGGCGTGACAGGACGCATTGAAGCGCCGCAGATTGGTATCAGCGCGGACACGGATTTGCTGGCGTTGGCATCCGGTGCGTTGACCGTGAACGGAACGATTGCCGCGGCCGCCGACACTGACGCGACGTTTATTTTGGGTCGAGGCCGGTTTCACTCGGGCGTCAGCGACTTTATTTTGGTATCGCACTATGATGTTACGAGTGCGCAAAGCTACGCCTTGGGCCAAGGGGCAGTAGGCCAAACGCTCATAAACGCCGCAAGCGGGCAAACGATCAGCGTCCGCATAAACAATACGCAGGTATATAGCGTCGCAGGCACGGCGCAGACGTTTGCGGAGGCATACAACCTGGCCACAGGGACGACGACGGGATCGAAGATCGGCACCGGCACCACGCAGAAGATCGGATTCTGGAACGCGACGCCAATCGCGCAACCGTCAAGCACTGGCGAAACAACAGGATTTACAGCGGGCGGTGGCACAAATGTAACCGACGCGAGCACATTCACGGGAAACGTCGGTTCAACCGCATATCGAATCAGCGACATCGTAAAGCACTTAAAAAATATAGGCCTTATTGCCGCATAAAGGAACTCCAATGACACGCGACGAAGCACTGGCAAAGATGCAAGAAATTGACAACATGCGCGCGGTACTCACGGAGGCGCATTCGCGGTTGAACCTGATTGCGGCGGGCGTAATTGAATCGCCGGAAGAAATTACGCTGCAATCCACGAAGGTGCAGGCAGCAATCGACAAAGTAGACGTAGGCGTCATCAAGGGCATCGAGAAAGAAACGAAAGATGCAGAACGTGAAAAAGAAGACACAGCCGCAGTCGAAACAGTCGCAACCAAAGGAAGCGAACGTGATGCCGGGCAGCATAACGCCGAGCCAGGCGCTCGATAACCTTCACAACACGATGGCGAATGCCGTTTTGTTTGCGTGGTCTGACGGAACAAAAACAGGACTCACGCTCGCAGGCCAAACCAACGTGCAGCAATGGTTCGCCATTGTGAAAGCCGCTTTAGCGAAGTAACCCATGCTGAACACCGCGCAACTCAACACGAAGCAACTGAACACCGGGCCGGACTTGGCCGAGGTGATTGGTGGCGTCGCCGCGCGCGCGGTGGTCAAATGGTCGTACGAGCTGCGCAACAAAAACGGCACGCTGGTGGCCTATCTACCGGGCGTGTGGGGTGGCGAGTACACGGCGAAGCGCAACCAGGCGCACGAGCTGACCTTCCACTTCGACGCCACGCACGAGTTTGCGACGTACCTCACCACGGCAAATCAAGTGTGGTTGCGCGACGATACGGGCGCGCTGGTGCAGCGATTCCACATCAAGCGCGCGATGCCTAGCCGGGTGAACAATCGCGCATCCGTAGAAGTTTTCGGCCAATCCGTGCTTGTGCAGTGGGCGACAGAATGGGTGCAGAACTACGACGCGACGGACACCGTGCGCAATCACCTGAAAGCGTGGCTGAACGCGCAGACCGGCAGCCTGCCGATACGGATCGGGACTATCGCGAACGCCTACGCCTCGCAATCTTTTGCGTTCAAGTATGACGCGTCTCGCCTGCGCGATGCCTTCCATGATATGTACGACGCGGTGGGCGCCGGGGACTTCTACATTGACCCTGCCAGCCGCCGCCTGAACTGGCTGACACGCTCCGGCGACGCGAAGGGCCAGCGCATCAAGTACGGGATGAACGCGCGCGGCATCGTGAAAAGCGAGGACGACTCCGAGCAGTTTACGCGGCTGTACCTGTACGGCGACGGAAACGGCGCGGAACGCATCAACCTCGTTGACGCGGGCGAAGCGAACGAGTACATCCAGCAGGACACGGGCACCTACGGGATCATCACCGAAGTGCGCGTGATGAAAGAGATCAAGGACGCGGCCACGCTCTTGGCCGTGGCAAACGCGCTGCTGGATCGTTTTTCGACGCCGGTGATTTCGTACGAGGTGGACGTCGTCGATTATTCCAACTCGAACGATGGCCCGGACTATTCGTTTGAACGGTTGCGGCTTGGGTCCATGGTGAAGGTCATCGACGATGCGCTCGGGATCGAGGTGACCTGCAAAGTGGTCGAGATACGGCACAACCTCGACAACCCGATCGACATCCGCGTCACGCTCGACAACAAGCCGAAGGATCTCCGGTTTGTCATCCGCGATCTTATGGAGCGCGTGGAAACGCTGGAACTCACGCCGATCGAAATGGCGACGACGGAACCGCCGGCGGTGGGCACAGGCACAGTAGGCACGAGCGACAGGCCCGCGCGCGCAGACCACACGCACGATATCGATCCGGACGCGCTTGCGGATTTGATCGAGAACGACACTGACCTGCAAGACGCGATTGCGGACACGATTGGCGGAAGCTTAGCGGGCGACGATATTCAGCCGATTGGAACAGCAAATGCCGAAGGCGACGACACGCTACTGGCGCGCGCGGATCACGTTCATAAAGGCAACCACTTCAGCGCAACGGACGCGGCGAGCCTTCCCGCGGAATCGGACGGCGCGGACGGCGTGACGACGGGCGCAAGCAAACGCCTCTACGGCAGGGTGAACGGCGCATGGCTGTGCTTGTCACACTTGGAATAATTCTGATGGCTTGGCCCGATGCAGGATTTGGGGCGGGCGTTATCCAAAACGCCACGCTGAACCCATACACCAAACAATTCGTAGAGGCCGTCTGCACGGCCATTAATGAGCGCGAGGCCGTCAAAGGCGGTGGCCGCAAGATCATCAACAGCATCACGCGCAGCGTTTCCACGGCGACGGTGACGACAAGCGCAAACCACGATCTGGCGACCGGCGATATTGTCTATATGAAAGGCGCGGACCAGGCGGATTACAACGGGCGCCACCAAATCACTGTGACCGGCGGCACGACGTTTACCTACTCCGTTTCCGGCCTTCCTACATCACCGGCAACAGGCGAGATGCGCGCGTATGCGCCGACCACGCAGTTTACCTACAACGAAAGCGGCGACCAGAAGTTCTACCCGTCCGCCTCGGATTTGGTTGGGCTTCCTGTCTCGCGTGTTGGCAACGGCCAAGAGCGCAAGGTATACCGCGAACCGGCACTACGCGACATGATTTCGAGTATCACGCGGAGCGGCTCAACAGCCACGGCTACGACGCCTGTGGCTCACGGATTGTCTACGGGCAATGTGGTGACGATATTCGGATGCACCGAAACCCAATACAACGGCGACAAGACGATTACGGTTACAGGTAGCACGACATTCACGTACACGGTGAGTGGTACGCCTGCGACGCCAGCGACCGGCGCGCCAAACATGTCTTTACTTTCCTTCGCGGCGTTTCCAAGCGTAGTTAGCATCTCGCGCGGTGGAAGCACTGCAACCGTAACGACCGCAACGGACCACGGCATACCGATTGGTGCTGTAGTTACGATCTCGGGATGCGGCGAAGCCGCCTACAACGGCGCGCAGACCGTGCTGAGCACTCCGACTTCGACCACGTTCACCTACGCCGTGAGCGGTTCACCCTCAACGCCTGCGTCGGGCACGCCGATACTTGTCGGCGGGATGGTAACGGTTCATCTGGTAAACACGGCCGCGCTGGCTGTTGGCGACATCATGGAAGTTTCCGGCGCGAACGAAACCGACTACAACGGCACGGGCCCCATCGCCAGCATTCCGAGCAGCACGACAATCCAGTACGTGTGCAACGCAACGCCTGTGAGCCCGGCGACCGGAACGATTCTGATAAAGCTGTTTGGCCGCCTGTCGCGCAACAGTACGACTGCAACGGTGCATCTGCCCGGCCACGGTTTATCCATCGGCAGCATCGCGAACATATCCGGCGCGGCCCAAAGCGAATACAACGGCGACAAGACCGTGACGGCGCTTGGCGTATCGCCCGCGGTTTCGAGTATCACGCGCAGCGGATCTGTGGCCACGGTGACGACCGGCGCAGCGCACGGACTATTACCCGAAGACGCCGTGATTATTTCGGGATGCGTGGAGTCTGCGTACAACGGCGTGAAGATCATCACATCCGTCCCGACAGCAACCACGTTCACCTATGAAGTATCCGGATCGCCTTCGACGCCAGCGACCGGAAGCCCGGCGTGCAACAACATTTCCGTGTTCCAGTTTGAAGTGAGCGGATCGCCTGCAAGCCCGGCGACTGGCGACATTACATTTGAAGCGAACTGCCACATGATTGCGCACGCTACGCACGCGGGCGGCACGGCAACGTATTGGTGTTTCGAGCACGGGCTGGCCGATGGCGATTACATCGAAGTAGTGCCGAACCAAAGCGGCTACGAAGATTGGGCGGTGTTCGCGGCTATTTCGGGCGCCACGGCCAATAGCTTCAACTTAGCACTTGCCGCGCCAGCACATTCCGCGTGGACACATAGCGCTTCATACACGATGCACTGCACGCCGGAGGGAATGTTCAAGCGACTCCTTCGCGAAATGCAGACCGCAATCGGAACGCTCGTGACGGGCGGCACCGTCCTTTTCTTTGAAGACGATGGCGTCTACTCGACGCAATGGACGGTATCGAACCTTCTCGGCGAAGGCAGCTACGGCTCTGCGTGGTTGCCTCTCTTTGCGTTGCTGCGAAGCGACTACGACGCGGTACTCACGCAGATGCGCGAGGCAGTGGAATTGCTGCTCGTGTTTAAGACGCCATTTTCCATATCGGCGATAGGTGCAAACACCGAAGTATATGTGGGAACCGGGCCAACACGGCAGATCGCATGGGATGATGCCATTGGCGTATCGCCAACGGACTTCGCTTCGCCCGGTGTTAAGCGATTGACAAGCGGCAGCGGGCCGTATACCGCAACCATTTGGGACAACGCCGTTTTTTCGTATGAGCTGCCAGGCAACGGCTTCGGTGATTTCATCGAAGGCACCTACGACATGGACGAAACGCTCACAACTGGCGCAACGATGGCGGCATACGACATTGAGGACCAGGACGCAAATACGATCACGCTCGATCTCGCAAGTGCAGGAACGACGACACACACCGTATCGGCTGACGTGGATGTATTTGGCAACAATCCAGTTGTCGAATGGACCATCATTCAAAGCTCTATACCGGCCACAGTGCCGAGTGGATCGGGCGATAGAAACGCGGGATTTGCTGGCGCGCGCGTAACCCGCGAGCTCACATCTTCAGATCTGACCTACGGATAGAAAGGGAAGACCGTGGCAGCAACTTTGAAAGAGATTGAAAAAACAGTGAACGAACACCGCGAAACCCTGTTCGGCAACGGCCGGCCGGGGTTGAAGGAACGTATGCAAGATGCAGAACGCGACATCGAAGATCACCAGAAATTTATCAATGACGTGCGCACTGATTTCAAGGTTGTGATTCGCACCGCAATTGGCGCGCTACTGGTGATGGCCATCGCCGCCGTGTGCTCGATGGCCTACAGCGCACACACGGAATCAACGTCCACCGACGAACTGAAACAGATCGTTTACGAGACGGTGCGGGCGATGAAGACGCAACCGTAAAGCTATTCGAGAGGTACGGCACATGAACGCATTCGAGATAGTCATCGCGTGGACGCTCGCCGCGGAAGGCACGTTCTCTGACCACGCTGCGGACCCGGGCGGCAAGACGATCTACGGCGTGACGGAGCGCAGCTATCCGCAGTGGTACGCATTGATCATGGCAAAGAAGACGAAGGAAGAGCGCATCGCCCTCGCGAAAGAATTCTACCGCCTCGAGTTTTGGAACAAGCTGCGCGCGGACGAAATCCAGAGCGTGTACGTGGCCGGTGAACTCTTCGATACCGCCGTGAACATCGGCCGCGCGACGGCTGTCGTGCTCACGCAGCGGGCGGTGAACATCGTCGCGGCGCAGGAAGGCGGCGGCAACATCGACACGGACGGCCGCATCGGGCCTGCAACCATCGCGGCGATCAACCGCGTGTGTAAACGATACGAGGAACACCTGGTGATTTATCAAAACCAGATGCAGGGCCAGCGGTATTGGGAACTGTTTCAGCGGGATCCGCAACGGTGGGGCAACTTCATGGCGGGATGGGCGAAGCGGCTCATCATGCACCCGCAATTGATACTCAAGAATCACCCTGAATTCAGGGCTGCATAATTTAACCGGCGCGGCTGCACCGCAGCGCCAGAGGAGAGACAATATGGCAACTGTTCCAGGGTATTCAGCAGGCACCACGGCGGCAAAAACCGTCAGTGCTGCCACGTTCATGGTGATTGTTGGCTGGCTTATCAATGCGTTCCACACGGGCGATTGGTCGATGGACGAAGCACAGCAAGCCGCGTTCACTATCGTTGGTGTCGCGCTGGCCGCGGCGGCGTACACGTTAATTAAAAACGTAGTGCGCGAACGATGGGGGATCACTCTCCCGGATTGGTTGCACTAATGCCATCGCGACCACCGAAACGCAACAAGCCGGGAAAGCCCGGTAAACCCAACAAGCCATCGAAGCCGAAGAAACCGGCGAAGCGTAAATCTCAAATCGTAACCACGAAGGAACAGAACAATGTTGAAGATGATTAGCCTAGTTGTAGTGTTGGCGCTGTGCGCAGGATGCGGCACCGTAGCCCCCGCTGTTTACGGCAAGACGTTCTATAAGCAGTCGTTTGAGGATGTCGAGCCGGACGCCGTGACTGAAACCGGCGAGATCATCAAGGGCGCGAAAACGACATACCACCTTGAGATCAAAGCACCCGCTGGCGTGAAGCTCGATGACATCACCGGCATGGAATACAAGTGGGATCAAGAGCAAGGATTTATCGCGGTCAATAAGTCTGGCACAACCGACACGAGCGGGCAGGTTGAAGTAATCAATGCGACCACGAACGCGATCGGTTCGGGCGTCGCAGGTGTCGCCGCTGTTGCGGGCGCATTGACCGGGCAGAAGCTCGATCTCGATGCTGCCGATAAGGCGCGCGACGATTCGCGGAAAGACAAGGCACTGGACGGGGTACTTAATGCGCTTGAGCGATTTGAGCAGCGTCTAGCCAATATCGAAGCCGCGCAAACAAAACCCGCCGCAGCGCCCAGCAATTCACCGGGTACGAACTAACACAACTGTTAAGCATAAAAGGTCAGTTTGCGAATACGCGCGTTTGCGCGTTGCGCAACTTGCAATTTGCGATTTCCTGAACCTGACCAATGCTTGACCGAACATGAGGTATATTTCATGACCCGCACGTTTATCGCCGCTCTGCTTTGCGTTTCGCAGGCGTTCGGCGCAGACATCACGATTCAACTGCCGACGCGCCCGAATGAGGGCGATCAGATCATCCTTAAAGTGCCGGCCGCGACGACGCCAACGCCGATACCCGTTCCGGATGGCACTGCGTTTGATGAGCAAAACTATATCGGCGCGAATATCACTGAGTCCGACGACTGGAACGGTGTGCGCCAGAACCTCTGGAATGATCTCGGCCGCGGCGCGCGTTGGATTGCGCCGGGCAAATGGTTGGTCATCACCGTATCGAATATCAGCACCTACCCGGGGATTGTGAACGACGTCAAGATTGCAGGCACCTATACGCTGCGCGCAAACACCAGCGGATCCGTTTCCTGCACGAATGGCACGGTAAAGAAAATCGCGGACGGGATTTGGGAAGTCACCATCACCGACGAAACGCGCGACGTGCGAATCGATTTCGGCGGGCCGGTCACGGGGTGGCCGCGATTCATACGCCCGGGCGCCGACGAAAAGTTCATTACTTCAAAGACGTTCCGGGAAGGTGTGGCGGAAACGCGGCTGAAATATATCCGCTTCATGAATCTTGGCCGCACCAATTGGGACAACGCCGACGATGCGGCGGCGCGGCTCGCTGCGCTGGGTCCTGACGGCTTAATGAGTTGGGCGGAACGGCCCAGCCATAACGACACGAGCTTTAACCGGCCATGGGGTATTTCCGTCGAAGCCGCAGTGCAGATGTGCAACGAAACGAAGACAGATTTTTGGTGGCCGATCGCGTGGACGGCGAACAATAAAGACTTTCTCGAAGGCTTCGCCGCATATCTCGCGGTGAACCTTGATCCAGGCTTGGACGTCATCATCGAAGTGTTCAATGAGCCGTGGAATTACGCGGGCGGTTTTTATCACTCGGGTCTGATTCGCGACGCGGCGAAAGCGTATGTAGCGGCCGGTACGTTGCCGAAGATTCAAGACGGCATCGGAGGGAATCAGAACGACTGGTTTATCGCGCAGCGTTACGTGCTCCTACAATTGAAGCAAGCGGTAGACATTGTGCGTGCGAAGCTCGGACGTGAACGCGTGAAGGCCATCTATGCGTCGCAGTGGGGTAGCGCGTACTACGGCAACGTGTTTGCTTGGGGCATGCGCACCTTTGGAAATCTCGACTGGATGGACGGCGCGGCCGGCGCACCATACATCTACTGCGCACACGGTGACGTACTGACGCTACAGGCCACGCTGCGCAAAGACGCTGCGACCCGGGAACAGCTGGGCAACAAACTCGCGCAGCTCCGCGGGACGGTCGACGCGTTCCTTCCTGAAGGCCGGAACAATGTTTTCTATTACGAGATTGGCGTCGACGAAGACCAAGACGATACGCTGATTAAATACGGGCACGATCCAAACCTCGCAAACCGAGTGGCGCTCGCATATCACCCCGATACCGAGCCGATCGTGTATGACTTTCTGCGCACGAACATGGAGTGGGGCGGAGTAAAGGGGGCCACGTGGTTTCTACTCTGTCAGCGACGCGACAAGTGGGGCCCGGCCTGGGGCGCGACAGACGACTTCAGCAAACGCAACCAGCCGATACTAAAAGGCATTGCGCGCTGGGCGGGAGAGAAGGCCCCCAGGGGCGGTGTGACCGCCGAGTACTTTAGCGACGGCAACTTCACGAATCTGCTGGAAAAGAAAACCGTACCGCTGATCAACCATGCATGGATCGCGTGGGACACCGGCCCGATTCATTACATCAACGCCACGCGCACCCCGACCACTGAGGGCGTGAATAGCTCGATTCGATTTAGCGGGAAATACATCGTGCAGCCCGGCGTGACGGGACTGATGGCGTCTGTCGATACAAACGATACCGCGCAGTTGTCGGTCACGGGCGCTTTCACACCAGGCGCGCAAGTGCCGTTCACGTTGAAGTATGTCGGCAACTACTCGCCAACGGTTGCTGGAGGTAAGGGCGTGTGCGCGGTTCAATTGCTCGAACAGCGCGCCGATGGCAAGCGGCTCGTGACCCAAGGATCTTTGATTCCCAACTAACGCGGCTGCACCGCCGCATTCAAAGGAGGACGTGCAATGAAGTTCGTAATGGTTGCTGTAGTTTTGGCGCTTGTGTTCGCGCCGATCGCTGTGTTCGCTGGCACGCTCACTGTGGGCGACAAGGTGAAGCTGGAAACGGGATTCGGCGAGGCGTACGCCGGGAACCTCGAAAGCGTTTCGTGGTCGTACCGCATCTATAACCAGTACCTCGAGCTGGACCGTGACAGCCTGGGCGCGGGCGATGATGTTGTCGAAGTGATCGAAGGCGACGTGGTGAGCGGCGTCTTCACGGGCACTGCGCGCGATGGCGTTGTATCTGCGCCGGTGTTCGAGGCCGTAGGCGCGACCCCTATCGTGGACGGTGTGCGCGAGACGACGAATATTTCCGAAGTGACCGTGACGGCGACAAGCCCGACCGGTAAGGCAATCAACGTGCAAAAGATTTTGCCTGAGCCGTTGGCGATCGAACCGGCGCCGGAGGAACCCACGCTTGTGTGGATCTTTCGTTGGGCTCCTGTTGCTGATTAGTGTGATATTCGGCTGGCGACGTCGCCGGTCTTAGTCTTCCGCGTAACCCTGCCATCCCATTGCGCGGATAACCGGCCGCCCGGTATGCACCTGCCGGGCGGCCAACTTTATTTCAAAGGAATGGTGCGCTCAATGTTGATGGTGAATGAATTGCCGTCGGCACGCGCGATTTGAAATGTTCCTTCTGCATCTTCGCCGATGGTGATTTTTTCTGCGCCGAGGTTTAGCAGGGTTGCGCCGGGGAATTCCATGAACTCACCTGACGATAGCCCGTGGGTTGTGATCTTGGCCTGCATAGAATCCTCCAGTGCGAGCGCTAAACTATTTCGCAGGTCGCGCCATCAGTCTCGACGCTGCAAACCCTATATGTGCCGTTCTGCATAAAATTAGCACCAGCAATAGTAATAAGCATGCCCGGTGCAAAATTACAGGCATCAACTATTTTTACCTTGTGGACATGATCTTGCATGGCGTAAATATCCGCGCGAAGTTGGCTCGCCAAATCTTCCGGCGGGTCGAAAACAACAGGCATGGCCGCCTTCGCAGTAATCGGCAATCCCGCAGCGCACCCTGTGGCAACGGCGGCGGTCTTAATGAAGTCGCGACGGTTCATCTAATTCAGCCTTCCGGCGTGTCGCCGCATGATGGCGTGGGCAATGCGTGCGCAGCGAAACCAGCACACGTTGACGTAGGTGAATTCTACGCCAAACGATATGGCGGCTTCGGTTGGAACTATCGGAATTTCTTGCGAGCGAACAATTTCCCCTTGCGAGATAGTTGTATTTTCGCATTCGCCAATATACACGCCGTCGATATAAAGTTTGCCGGTCATCACTCATTCTCCCTTCCCGCGCATCATTGCACGAGCTTAAAAATATCCCCACCGTTGAAGTCGATCACCCACAACTCGCCGTCGTTATCCTCGGCAAACGCGCACGGAGCGACGAACGGGGCATCCGTGGTCAGCAGCGGTTGCAGGTCTGTCACGATGCCGTCCTTGTACCCCCACAATTTTCCTTGCCCGCCGAAATCTGCGAAGACGTATTGCCCTTGCAACCACGGAATCGCCGTGCCGCGGTACACGTATCCGCCGATTACGCACACGCCCTGCATGACAGGTGGCTGCGCGTAGTGATAGTAGGAGAGTAACGGCGGCACGAAGCCATCCGGCAACGGCGCGCACGGGGCCGCGCACCACGCGCCATCGCGCATCGGCCAGCCGTGATTAGGGATCGTGGCGTCGTCCACCGCTTGATAGTAGATAGACTCGTAGACGGAATCACCCACATTCCCGATCCATCGGTCGCCGGTTTCGCGGTCAAACGACCATTGCCACGGGTTACGCAGGCCATAGGCGATAATCTCCGGGCCGTCATCACCGAAGCGAATAATCTTACCACGCCAGGAGTTGAGCGATTGCGCAGCGGGCTTGTCGCCGCCGTCGCCCATGCTCGTATACAGATAACCGTCTGGCCCCCAGTTGAGTTTTCCACCGTAGTGCCCGATGCCAGCGGCCTGCGAAACGAGCAATGGCGCACCCTTGGGCTTTGGCTTTGCTTTATTTTTACTCTTCACCTTGTGTATCTCCACCACGTTCTGATTGTTCAGGTTGACGTAATGCACGTAGATCGTGAGATTCCCGCGCTTGTCGTGGTTCGGGCTGAACACGAGGTTCAGAAAACCGGTTTCGCCGTTGCCGCCTGACGGCTGCTGTACCTTTTCGGAAATGTCGAGGAAGGGCTTATCGCGCAGCACTCCGTTGACGGCCACGCGCACCACGCCGCTTGCCTCCGCGATGTACACGCGGGCGTCGTCTTCTGGGGCGAACGCAAGCGCCACGGGGCGTGCGAGCGTGACAGGCAGGCGTTCAAGGTGGATAGTAGAATCGGCAGCCAATAGAAACAGGATCGATGCGAGGAACATCGTGGCGACTCCCGGAGTCTGCCACGCGGGAAATCGCACAATGCGACGTTAGTCCACCAAGCCTGAAAAGTTAGGCCACCAGTGGCCTGTATTCAGTAGAAAAACCGAGCTTTGAGAGGTACGGAAGGAGGGCCATCTATCGGAAGTCTTTGGTATCAAAGACTTAGGTTAAAATGGTGCGCGGAGGGAGACTCCGCACGGCCTTCGTAACTCTTTTATTCTCCAGCGGCCTTTTTCTTGGTGGCCCGCGATGGCTTGGATTTGGCGATTTGTTCAGTGGTTCGGACGACGATAGTATCAAAAGATTCAAGGTGTTCGTCAAGGGGGCCGGTCTGGCAGTATTTCATGGTCGTCTTGATGTTCTCGTGCTCGAGCGCTTCCATGGCGGCCGGCAGCGGGCATTTCACGATGTTGATGAGGATGTACGCGAAGGTGTGGCGGAGATCGTGGAGCCGGCAGTGGCGGAACTTTCCTTTCCGGAGCGCGCGCGTCCAGGAGCGGAGCACGTAGTTTCGGCTGAAGGGTGTGCCGTCCGGATTGGTAAACACGACGGCGCCACTCTTGCCGCGGGCCTTTTCGTCGAGCACGGCCTTCAACGCTTCTTTTGAGAAGGTGAGTGTGTTGCGCTTTTTGGTTTTGCGGACGCGCCGGGTGCGCTTGCGGTGTTTCAGGTCAAGCTGGTGCCATTCCAACTCGCGCGCATCGCCCGCGCGCATGCCGGTAAACGCCATCCACCGGACAATGTTATAGACGTAGGGCTCGTGCTGCTGAACCATCTGCAGTACGCGCTGCAGCTCTTCGGACGTGAGCGGTTGTATGTCTGAATCGCCGAGCTTGGGCATGAGCCATTTCTTGATCGGCGACGATTCGAGCAACTCGGCATCGATCGCGGCGTTGAGGCAGGCGCGGATCGTCGCGAGTTTGTTGTGTACGGTCTTCGGGGCCTGGCCGTCTTTCACGAGCTGGGCAGCGTAGCCATCCACAATACTGCGCGATAGCTGGTGTGCGCGGCCGACGCGGGCGCCGCGGCAGTACAACTCGAACTCGCGGAGGACCTGCTCGCAGTGCGCGACGGTGCTCGGGCTGGCATCCTTTATCGGCAGGTACTTTTCGGTGTAGTAATCGAAGACGACGGGCAGCTTCGGGTTTGGGCCGTGGCTGGTATCGCCGGTGTGATCTTGTTCCCAGTCGGCGCGGAAGTGCGGAAAGTCTTTGTAGAGCCACTCGGAGAAACGCTTCCCGGCTTCTACGGGATCCGTGGTTTTCAGTTCTGGCCGGCACGCGCGGATGCCCCCTGGTGCGCGCAGATCGAGTATGTAGGTGATGAGCTTGCCGCGAACCTTCTTTACGCCTGGGTAGGCTTTCCAGCCTTCGGGTAGCGCGATGCGTTGGGCAGGCTCAAAAGACATAGCGAGTAGCGAGGTAGCGAGGTAGCGAGGAAGTTAGGAAGCAGGAGGACATCAGTTGAGGTCGCCGGGTAGTTCTACGGCGGTTTCTTTCAATGCTGCATCGAAGGAGCGGCGCATGCGGCCGCGGGCGCGTTCGATGCCTTTCTCGGCGTGCCACTGTGCCGATTCCGCTTCGCGGGTTTCGGCGTGCTCGGCGGGGGTGTCGCGCTGGTTCCACAGTTCGATTGCGTGTATCTGGGCGGCTGCGTGGTCGTCGATCGTGTTGCCGGTGCGCGGCACACTGGCGATGCGCTCTACGCCGCACGTAGAGCATTTGGCGCGGGCGTGGGCGTGGCCTTTCAGGAGGGCTTTGGCTTCGGGGCCGAGGATGGGCTCGATGATGATGCTATCGCAGCCGCAGAAGGGGCAGGGGTCGCATTGTTTTTGTTTTTTGCTAGGAGGCATAGATCATCTCGCGCATTGGCCGCATAACGAATATCCGGTTGCTTGCGAACGTGGAATAGATTTTTTACCAGATCGCGAGAGCGAAGGGCAATTCGGATTCGTGTGATAGCGCTTGCCTTGCCCGGATGTTGAAATAAAAACGATGGTATCCGGTGCCTGTTTTTGTTGCCCCCACATCTGTGAGGGTTTTGGCGCCCGCGCGATTTCCTCGGATGCATTGACTGGCTGTACGTATGGAACGATTCGCGCGTTTATGAGTGCGTTAGCGTCAATGTACCCATCTTTCGGATTGCCGTAGCCATCGGTCACGGTTGCGGACCACCACTCGCCACCAAAGCTATCGTCACCCCCTTTGAAGAGAAACACGCCGCCGCCGGGCACTGGCATGGCTGCATCTTTGACCGTATCGAGATTGCTCATTGCGGGTAGAAGCCGAAACGGGGCGCTGGATTGGTAGTAGAGACCGGGCACGAGGATGTGTGGCTCAGCTTTCTCCGGCGCTGGTGCGGGCGCTGGGATGACCGCGATGGCTTGCGCTTTTGGCTGCTGCCCGCAACCGGCGAGGCCGATGACGACGAAGGCGGCGAGCAAGAGGAACGCGACGACCACCACAAAACGAAGAATGGACTCGATGGACGGGATGGACGGGATGGACGAATTCGGCAGGGGCGGCGGTGAAGTAGTCCGCTTCGCTCCGAGGCGCGTGAGCTTGTAGAGGCCGGTGCCGGGGATGCCGACTGACGTATAGGCACCACGCGTGCCCGTGCCGACGCGCGCACCAGGGACGCCGACGCTGACGCCTGCGCCGCGCCGCGAGAGGTTCACGCGCACGAGCTTGCCGAGACCGATGGATTTACGCCAGCGCCATGCCATGGTTAGATCTCCGGTACGCCGCGCTTCTTGCGGTCTTTGCGGCGCAGTTCTTTTGCTTTATCTTCGCGCTTACGGCGGTCCTTTGAGGATTCGTCGAGCCGATCAATATCGCGTGCGAGTTTGGTGACAGATTCAGTCATCGGGGCCGCACAGTCCGCGCACCACTTTGCACCATATTCATTGACGTGTGAGCAGGCAGCGCAAACCACTCCGAGAAGCTCGCCGCAGTGCATGCAATAAAAGGCAGCGGGCCTTCCGGGCGTCATCTTGCCGCAGCTCTTGCATTCAAAATTCAAGGCGATATTTTGGGGACCATACTTAGATCGCTCTTCATGGGCCATGTTGATGCCGGGATATTTATCAGGCCCACCTAGTTTCTTGACCGCTATCAGAATTGCGAGAAGGCTCGACGCCTTAATGTCGTGCTCGGCAAGCAACCGCTCCACGGTCGATCTGTTGACCTCCGCCGCCCGCGCAATATCCGCGATTATGCCGTGATCTTGTCGATCCGTCCAGACAGAAATCGTCTCCTGAACCAGTTTCAAAGGGTCATCCATCGCAGGATAGTACGCCGCAACCCCTATATTCTCAAGTATTTGCGCCATAAGCGAAGATATTATGCACTTCTGCTTGACAAATTAATGCACATATGCATAATATGTAGCAGAAACGAGGATATGCGATGACGATGTTTCATAAAAATCTAAACCGGTTCATGGAGGCCAAGGGCTGGAAAGCCTCGAACCTTCTGTCCGCCCTGACTGATTTGGGAGTGGATGTTTCCTTCGACGCTGTAAAGCGTTGGCTCTCGGGCGACAACGAACCGCGATCCAGCGACATGTACGCAGCAATCGCGCGCGCGCTTGGAACTACTCCGAACGTCTTGCTCAGCTTCGATGCTGGCGAGGACGCGGGGGATCACGGCGCTGATGTGTTCGATACCGTCCATGGGGGCACGGCATCAGGCGTGAAGGCATAGGGGGATACCTGAAGAAATGAACAGCCACCGGCAAAATGGCCTTGTGCTGAAACGCTTGGCCGCTGCGCTGAAGCGTACGCTCGACGAGCATTGCGACGCGACCACCGACACGTACGCGGACATCGCCGCGGAGTGCGGCATATCGGCTTCGTACCTCTCGAACATGGCGACGGGCGCAACGCACCTGCCTATGGACATCGGCGCGACGGTGATGCGCGTGACGGGTCGGCGCTATATCGGGATCGAATTTGCGCGGACGATGGGTGACATGTGGATCGGCTCACCTTGCAGCAATGTGGAATACGCCGAAGTCGCCACCGTGCTCAAGGAAGTGGGTGACGTTGTCGCCGCAGTGGGCGAGGCGAAGGCCGATGGCCGGGTAGCGCCGGTGGAACTGCCGAACCTTCTACAGCAGATCGCCGAGGCGCAGGAAGCGCTCGGAAACCTTGCGGCATCGCTGAAGGCCGAGGCCTCCGCGCCTATCGCATCGGGAACGATGTAATGCAGCACGAAAACAAACCCGACCCCAAGTATGTGCGCATCGGCGAACTCGTGAAGCGGCTCGGCCTTTCCGCGGAGTATTGGCGACGGCTGGCCGCTGCGAAGAAAGTGCGTTGCGTCCGCCCGGGCGGGCCGGGTACGTACCGCGTGTTTGACCTGGAAAGCTGCGAGCAGTACCTGCGCGGGGACGGCGCCGCGATACAAACGGCGACGACAACCCGCGAACGCAACCGGGAACGCAACGCGGCATTTATCCGCCGGTGCGAGGCCGGACTATGACAACCCTCTCCGCGCTGCGCCATTCCGCCCCAGACAGTGGCGCAGCTTTGTACCCCTGCGGAGCGGCAGATCCCACCCCTGCCGCTCCGCCCCCGAAAGGAATCGCGCTATGAGTATGGAAACGCTGCTGATGTTTGCGCCGTTACTGCCGCTGGTGTGCCTGATTCTCGGCAGCCGGCCAGCGCCGGACACGAGCGCGCACGATGTGGAAATGAAGCACGCGGTGCGCAGACACCTGGAACGGAAAGGGAACGCGGTATGAACGTCGAATTCATTCATATGGGGATCGTGTTGCCAGGCGGTACGCGAGAGAGCATCGATCGCTATGTGCAGTACGGCATACCGACTGGCGGATTTCTGCGCGCGGTCCTTGCGAACGATCTCAAAGAAGCGTGTGGCCGCGCCGACGTATACAACCAAGTCGCGCTGCCGTGCATCGTGGCGTACCTCTACAACGAATGCCCGGCGACTTGCTGGGGATCGTATGACCGCGTAGACCTTTGGCTCGAAAAGCACGAAGAGGCGCGCGAACTGCGCCGCGGGTCGGTGACAGCATGAAGCGCACGAAGCTGACGCGCGACTACATAACTTCGTTCAGGCTTGGCATGCGCGCGCTGTATTTCGAGACGGAGCTCGTGCAGGTGAGTGTGCGTTGCGGGATGCGCTACGCGCTTGCGGTGACGCACCTGATACGCCGGAAAGACAGAAACTAATGGAGCGCGGGAAACAAATCGCGGACCTGCAACGGCTGTTGCGCGCGCGCAGTCTCGACCTGGGCACGTGGAAACGCGTGTGGACAGAGGCGGGGTGCGCAAGCGGGATCATCGAAGACATGAGCCCGGATCAGCTTGTCGCTGTGACGGAGAAGGTAGAACGCATTCCAACTATCAAGAGGGCTTCGTAATGAGCGCATTGGCGACATCACACGCGTTGTGGGGCGGGTATCGCGTGTTCGACGTGGAACCGCTGGAACTCACGGTGAAGTTTACGCGGCCGCTCGGCGTGCCGAAGTACATGGTCTGCGGTATCGGCGACGACGGCGAAGCGGAAGTCATGTTTCAAGGTGAATTTCACGACACGATAAAGGACGCGCGCGAAAGCGCATGGGCCTTCGCAGAACAGATCATTGCTCAGGGTTTGGATGTTTCCTACCGGAGCGATTTGGAGAGTTAGAAACAGCCGAGGCCCGCTTCCTTGCGGTGTACGGGCCTCAACGTCATCGAAACTTGGTGGTTGTCGATGACTCAGCCTACCGCGAATGAGGTGTCTTGTCAATGGTCACTAGGTATTGCCGACGCGCGCCGCAGCGCGACTCGGAAATGATGGCGCTCCTGGAGAACAGCGCTGACGCGGCGCAAGTACGGCTGCTCACGAGCGATTACTTCCGCGAACGAGTGCGCGTGGCGATGGGGCTGCTCTTCCAAATGAATCAGGAAGTTGTCAGCGCCGGAACCATCAACTGGAACGACGAAGAGCTGGCGCGCGGCGAGGATTGCGAAGAAATCATGGACGCGATCAACTCACTGCGCGATCTACTGCCCGCTGAAGTTCCGGCAAGGCAGGTGCGTGATGAGTGAACAAACGACAACGCCTGCCAGCCCTGCCGTCTACGCAGCCATCTGCGCGGTGCAGGCGGAAGTCGGCAAGGAAGGCATCGCGAAGAACCGGAAGAACCAGCAGCAAGGCTACATATTTCGCGGAATCGACGAAATGTACAACGCGCTGTCGCCGTTGCTCGCGAAGCACAGCCTTTGCATTCTCCCGCGCATGATGAATCGCACGTGCGAGGAACGGCAATCGCAACGCGGTGGCGCTCTTTTCTATGTCACCGTCGAAGCCGAGTTTGATTTCGTGTGCGCGACCGATGGATCAAAGCACCTCGTGCGCACGTTCGGCGAGGCGATGGACTCCGCGGACAAGGCCACGAACAAGGCGATGAGCGCGGCGTACAAATATGCGGTGATGCAGACTTTCGCGATTCCCACAGAGGGCGATAACGACGCGGATGCGCACACGCCGGAAGTGGTGCCGCGACGTCCCGAGCCGGAGCCTGAATACCACGGCAACGGCGCGCAAGCGGACTTCAACGAACCGGCGCCGCCACAGCCGAGCAACGCCGAACGCGAAGCCGCGAAGGCCGTCGCGGTGGACTTACAGCGGCTTGTGGAGTCCATGGCGTTCACTTGCGCCGACATGAACGACGTCATCAAGACGGTCTACAACGCAAACAAAATTGTGTATGTGCCGCACGCGCAGATCGCGGAGATCAAAAAAGACCTCACGATTAAGGCCGCGCTGTTTCCGCAGATTCGCGATGCGGTGCGCAATCAGCATTTCGACCGTGAAGGGTTTGACGCGGACAACCAACGCGACCAGGCCGCACTGATCGATAAGACGCACGAGGTGCTGGCGAACAAGGCGGCACTCGACTTTGCGTCGAAGCCGCTGCGCGCGCCGGCGAAGGCGTGGCAAGAGTGGCTCGCGGAGCTGCAGAAGCACCAAGCCGCCGCGGCGTGATTGTCCGGCTGCTGTATTGCGACGAGTGCCTGCGCTACCTCGGTTGGCTTAGGCGGGACGAAACGGACGTAAACGAACAAACACGCACGCTGTGCATCGGCTGTGCAAAGGAGAGTAAACATGGCGACTGTAGAAGCACCGATCGAACTGAAACCGATGACCGGAAACTACTCGAAGCAGATCGTCACGATCGACCTCACGCAGCGCGACGCGCTTTCGCAACAGGTGATTCGCCAGACCGTGCAGGTGGACGCGCTGGCGATTGGCAGCGATGAGGAATACGAGAACGCAGCGGACATCCTGAAGGACGTGAAGCGGCTCGATAAAGAGATCGAGGAATTCTTCAAGCCTGCGGTGAAGTCGGCGCACCAGCTACACAAGGACATCAAGGCCGACGAGAACCTGTTGCGCGACCCGCTGAAGAAGCTGCTCGACAAGCTCGGGCGCTCGATGGGTAAGTACCAGGCCGATCTCGAACGCCAGCGCAAGATCGAACGCGAGATGCTGCTCGAACAGCAGCGCAAGGAAGCGCAAGCGGCGGCGGCGGAACTCGCCGAAGGCCTCGCCGAGAATGGCGATATCGAAGCGGCTGTCGGCGTGCTGGAACAGGCGGACAAGATCCAGCCGGAAGTGAACTGCGAATCGTTTGCGCCGAAGGTGCGCGGCACGGCGGTGATCGAAACATGGAAGTTTGAGATCGTCGACGTGGACGCACTGCCGCGCAAGTACCTCATGCCGAATGAATCGATGATTGCTGCGGAAGTGAAGGCGTGCAAGGAAAACACGCAGATCCCGGGCGTGCGCGCGTATTCCGAAACCAAAGTCAGCGCTCGGGTGTAGTCATGGCTGACCTGCGCATACCCAACATCAACCGCACGTTTCTCGCTGGCCGTCTCACGCGGGATCCGGAGCTGCGCTACTTCGCGAACAATCAGCCGGTGTGCAACTTCCAGATCGCGTGGAGCCGCGAGTACAAGCACAACGGCGAGACGCGCAAGGAACAGCTTTTTATGGCCGTGAAGTGCTTCGGCAAGACGGCGGAGTACATCGGCGAGAACCTGTCCAAAGGCAGGCCCGTGTACGTGGAAGGCCGGACCATCACCGACGAGTGGGAGAAGGACGGCAAGAAACAGAGCCACACGCGGCTTATTGCGGATACGGTGCAATCGATGGACTGGGGCGATAACCGCGGACAACAGGCGATACCGCAGGCGAAAGCTGCGCAACAGCCACAAGCGCCGGAGCAAGAGACGTTCGACGATAGTGACGTGCCATTTTAAAACGCATAAGGAAAACAAGCATGATTCCAGAACATCTAGCAAATATCGCATGGTACGCGCCACATCAGGCATGGCTGCGCCAACACGGATATTACACCGCGCATTATCAATACGGAATTGAACCATCGCGCGCAGTCCTCACGGGCGCAGACCTCACGGACGCAGTCCTCACGGACGCAGACCTCACGGGCGCAGACCTCACGCGCGCAGACCTCACGGGCGCAGACCTCACGCGCGCAGTCCTCACGGACGCAGACCTCACGGACGCAGGTAAAATACCTGCGATTGAAAATCTCGATGCCAAGATTATCGAATGCATCGACAACGGCGGCGGACTAGAAATGCTTCGTTGGCATACCTGCGCCACAACACACTGCCGCGCCGGTTGGGCAATCACGTTGGCTGGTAAGGCCGGAGAGAAACTGGAAGATCGTTTTGGCTCGGCCGCTGCTGGCGCGCTCATTTATCACAAATCAACAGGCCGCGTCCCGGATTTCTACGCGTCCAACGAAGAAGCCATGGCCGATATGCGTGAATGCGCTGTGAAACAAACGGCCACTGTGTAATGCACGCCGGCTCGATCGATAACCCAGACACCGCGGCGCATCGCGTGTACAGCGTGTTGAAGGCGCTCGACGGCGCGTGGATCGGCGGGTGGGACTTGACGCTACGCGCGCGGGCCTCTGGCATGTCGACGCGTGTGTCCGAAGTGCGGCACCAGCTCACGTGCGACCCGGCGCGCGGCGAGGCCGTAGAGAGTGAGCAGCGCGGCAAGAATTGGTTTTACCGGATTGTGAGGGTGACGAAAGGGCAGCAACTTCTCGCGATGTAGAGATCGCGAACTGGGGAAAAGATGGGGACGGCGAACTGGTCCAAGGACGGAATTGATCTGTATCTCGGGGATTGCCGGGAAATAATCGGCAGCCTGCCTGTTTGCAATGCAGCAATAACGGATCCGCCATACAACTCAATGGATGAGCATGGCGCGCGCGGAAAGACTACACGCTTGGCACAGTTTGGACACAAAACTGGCGGGGGCGTTCATTGGTTCAACACTTTAACTACAGGTGAAATAGTCGACGTTGTCCGTGCAATTCCAATGTTCGACTCGGGCGCTGCATATGTTTTCACGGACTCCAAGACGGCTAGCGACATGTTTCACCTACTACGTCAGCGAAACATCATTGTTTGGGATAAAGGCCGAATCGGGATGGGCTACAACTGGCGTCGCATGCATGAACTGGTCGCGTTTTGTCCTGGAGTAAAACACAAACTTCGGCGAAAAGATTTTGGCGACATACAGCGCGAACCGCCAGTAAAGAACAAAGTGCATCCGACGGAAAAACCTGTCGCGTTGATTGGCCGCTTCATCATCAACAGCACGGACGTCGACCATCTTGTTATTGATCCCTTTATGGGGTCCGGCACTACAGGCGTCGCATGCGTTCTAAATAAAAGGCGCTTTATCGGGATTGAGATTGATCCAAAGTCGTTTGATATTGCCGTCGACAGGATAGAAACGGCATTGCGCGACAACCCTAGAAGTTCCGCTGCTCTTCAGGAGTACATGGCGCTGTGAGCGAGGCCACGAAACCTATCGTCGCGTGTGCGGAGTGTGGCGCGCCGATGAGGCTGCGCGAAGGCCGCTACGGCAAGTTCTGGAGCTGCACGCGCTGGCCGGGATGCACGGGCATACACGGTGCGCACCAGGACAATGGCGCGCCGTTTGGCAAGCCTGCGGACAAGGCCACGCGCAAGGCCCGTATCGCGGCGCACGACGCGTTTGACCAGATATGGAAGAACGGGCACCTGAGCCGCAACTCGGCGTACCGGTGGCTACAGACAAAGCTCGGACTGCCGAAGCACGAGTGCCACATCGGGCTGTTCGACAAAGACATGTGCGCGCGGGTCGTCGAAGAGTGCGCGGTGTACCGGAAGCTGCACGAGAAACTGGACGAAGCGAAAGGAAAGGCGAAGGCATGAGCGAACTATTGATAGAGATTGAACGCCGACGCGAGGAACTTGCCGCGCTGGAACGCGCGCACGAGATCCTTACCGGAACGCGCGCAGTACCCGCGGCCACGTTTAAGGCGTTGCCAGCGCCGTTCGTAATCAATACGCGCAACAGCCGCGCGCCAAAGGGCGAGGACATTCCGCAGTTCACGGTACGCCAGGGCGTAGCGCCTGTGCGACGCCGCGATACGAAACCCTGCACGAAGTGCGGCCAGGCAAAAGGCTGCACGGCGTTTGCGCGCGGATCGGATGTGTGCCGATTGTGCGATGTGGGTTCGCCTATAAAGAAAAACCATGGCGGATCCACAACCGCGACGCTTACGAAGACGTGCGCGCAGTGCGGCGAGGAAAAGAACGTGCGCGCGTTCTGGGGCGGGGGTGACAAGTGCAGGTCGTGCAACGCTCCCGGGCGCTTGAAGCAAACGCCTGAGGGGGGGGTAACGCCGAAACGGCGCGGCCGTCCGCCGAAGGAAAAGCCCACAGAAACACCACGCGCCGAGCCCGACAAAAGCATCGGCGATCTTCCGGCTGGCCGATATCGCAAGTGCACGCAGTGCGACCGCACGTTTCAAGTAACCGCGTTTCCGGATCGCACGAAGAACGTGTGCAAGCACTGCATCGGCGCAGCGGGAGGGCGTGAATGACACACGAACTCAAAAGCTGGCCGGAACAATTTGACGCCGTTTGGGTCGGATTCAAAACTGACGAGATTCGCTTCGATGATCGTGGTTACGACATCGGAGATTTACTCGTGCTGCGCAAGTGGTGTCCTGCGCTGAAGGCATTCGTCGGCGAACCCTGCGGCGTTCAGCGCCGAATTGAAGCGCGCGTCATGCACGTTACGCGTAGTTTCGGACTGAAGGATGGACACGTTGCGCTGTCGCTACATGTGCTGCGTCGCATAGAGGTAAAGATCTGATGGCCGCTAACTCAGGTATCGAATGGACGGAGGCCTCCTGGAATCCGATCGCGGGTTGTACGCGCGTGTCGCCGGGCTGCGTGCATTGCTACGCCGAGGTGATGACAAAACGGCTTGAAGCGATGAGGAAGGCGAAGTACACCGGTTTACTCGACGAGCACGGGCGCTGGAACGGGAAGATCAACTTCGACGAGCACGCGCTGGAACTTCCGTTGCGTACGCGCAAGCCGACGACGTACTTCGTGAACAGCATGAGCGATTTGTTTCACGAGAATGTGCCGGATGATTTTTTACACAAGACGATAGACGTTATGGAAAACGCTCCGCGTCACCGGTTTATCGTCCTTACTAAGCGACCGGAACGCATGCGGGACTTTCTGTGTAATTGGCTCAACAATCCGCTACCCAATGTCATCCTTGGCGTGTCGGCTGAGAACCAGAAATACGCGGACGAGCGAATCCCTGCGTTGCTTGAAACGCCAGCCGCCTGCCGTCTCGTTAGCGCGGAGCCGTTACTCGGTCCGATCTATTTCCATGTCGATTGGCGGATAAAACTGGGATGGATCATCACCGGCGGCGAATCGGGAACTGGTGCGCGGCTATGCGGTTCGCAGTGGATACGTGAAATCGTGTGCGATTGCGCCGAAACGTCCACCCCGTGCTTCGTGAAGCAACTGGGCGCGAATTGCGACATTCGGCTACGCGACCGAAAAGGCGGCGACATGGCGGAATGGCCTAAAGATCTCCGCGTGCGTCAATTCCCCACATTGCTCCAACGCACAGGAGCCGTCTAATGCACCCATGCCCGATTAAAAACTGCACGGTGATGGGCCTCGCGAACACGCTGCTCATGTGTCGCCGGCACTGGCGCTTGGTGACGCCCGAATTGCAAGACCGCGTGATTGCCACGTGGAACCAATACCAGGCGTCGCGCGAGCACAAGGACCTGGCGAAGTACCGCGCTGCGCGTGACGAGGCGCTGGCGGCCGTGGAAGCGGCGATAGAGGCGAAGGCATGACGCATTTTCTTGACGGCCCGGCGAAAGGCGAAATCCTCTACTTGCGGCGCGCGCCGATGTTTTTGCGCGTCACGCGCGATCCCATGTGCAACTTCGACGGACTAGATCAGGTGGACGATACGCCGCAGCCGGAAGAAACGATCTTTGTGTATCGGCGTAAAGGGAATTCGTCGATTGTTCACGTAGATGGCAGAAGAGACGGTAAGCGTTGGAGCGGCTGGTACGAGTTTGGGCAGTACGAGCTTGATCCTGAACAGCCAGCCGAAGCGGTCATGCGCGACAACACGGCATGGCAGAAATGGGCGCAAGAACGCGCTGCATCGTTGACGGAGACAAAATGACCGAGAAGCGCATCCTCCTGAACCTCTACGCCAGTGCGACGACGCCGTTCGATATCGACGACGATCTCGTGACGCAGCGCGTGTCTATCCTTGGGCGCACCGGCTCCGGGAAGACGTATACAGCCGCCGTGCTTGTCGAGGAACTGCTCGGCATCCGCGCGCAGGTCATCGTCATCGATCCGCTTGACGTCTGGTGGGGTGTACGCTCCAGCGCCGACGGGAAGCGTGACGGCTTTCCCGTTGTCATCTTCGGCGGCGATCACGAGGACATACCGCTGCGCGAGGAAGACGCAAAGGCGATTGCGGACGCGATAGTCGATCACGGTTTCTCGTGCGTGCTGTCGATATCGCACCTGTCCATGAATGGGCAGCGGCGCTTTATGACGGACTTCGCCGAACGGCTATTTCACCGCAAACACGAAACCGCGAAGCGCACGCCGGTCCATATCGTCATCGACGAGGCCGACGCCTTCGCGCCGCAGAAACCGCAACCGGGCGAGCAGCGCATGCTCGGCGCGATACAAGCCCTCGTGCGCCGTGGCCGGTCGCGCGGTATCGGCACGACGCTCATCAGCCAGAGGCCCGCTGTGGTCAGCAAGGACGTGCTCACGCAGACCGAAGTGATGATTGCGCACCAGCTCACAGGACCGCACGACAAGAAAGCTGTGCAAGCCTGGGTAGAAGCGCACGACGAGGGCAAACGCGGCACGGAATTCATGCGCAGCATTATCGAACTGGAACGTGGCGAGGCGTGGCTGTGGTCGCCGACGTGGCTGAAGGCCTTCACGCGTATCAAGGTGCGCAAGCGCAAGACGTTTGATTCGAGCTTCACGCCGAAAGCGGGCACTAAACCGAACACCCCCAACACGCTGGCGCAAGTGGACTTGACTGCGCTGAAAGCCAAGTTATCGAACACCATCGCGGAGGCCGCGGCGAACGACCCGGCGAAGCTGAAGGCGCGCATCAAGGAACTGGAAAAGCTTATTCCTGAAGCCGGGAAAATAGTTCAACCGGACGAGGCCGCGATCAATGCGCGTATTTTGGAGGCTGTGCGGGCGGAGTCTCAAGTCGTCGAAAGCGTGGTGAGTCAGCAACTACACCAAATGTTCGTAACAGGTGTGCAGGAAATGCACGCGAGTATCGACGCAATCTACGAGCGGCTCTGGAAGGGGGGAAAAAAGTTATACAAAGTTGATCCAGTAGGCGTGTTGAAGTGGAAGCCATCACCGGCCAAACCTCAAACCGCTGCGCGTGAGACGAAACCGCTTGTCCGCGAGACGAATCGGCCAAAACCCGAACCATCACCCGTCGCCGGTGAACTCGCCAAGGTGTCGCGCGAGATCCTCACGGCCATCCTGCAGCACGCAAACCACAGCGCGACGCGCGTGAAGGTCGCGCACATGGCCGGGTATCCGCCTTCCGGTTCATCGATGCGCGCTGGACTCGCGGAGCTGCGGCGCTTGGGCCTTATCGAAGGCAGCGACGTACTTGCCGCCACAGACGCAGGCGCTGCGACCATCACCGACGTAGCCCCGTTACCCACAGGCATGGCGCTCGCCGATGTGTGGCGACCGAAGCTCGCGAAGGTATCGCGCCAGGTGCTGGACGTACTACTCGCTGCGCACCCGAAGGCGCTCACGAAACAAGAGATCTCGGATGGGTGCGAAACATCGTATCCGGCGCACGGTTCATCCATGCGCGCTGCGCTGGCCGAACTGCGCAAGCTGGAACTGGTAGACGGCCGCGGCGACGAGATACGCGCCAGCGACGTTTTCTTCGAGGACTAATGCGGTACTCCATTTTACAAGGCGACGTGTTTGAAAAGCTGCGCGAGATCGAGACTGAGTCCGTGCAGTGTGTTGTCACTTCCCCGCCGTATTGGGGTCTGCGCGATTACAAGTGCGATGGGCAGATCGGCCTTGAAAAGACGCCGCAAGATTACGTTGCGAAAATGGTCGCTGTGTTCGCCGAGGTGCGTCGCGTGCTGCGTAAGGATGGCACGGTCTGGTTGAACCTTAGGGATTCGTATGCGGGCGGCGGGTGCGGTTGTGATACTCCGAAGCAGCAAACGAATCGCGGCACAAACGGTATGCCAAAGTCGATTGTTCCTGATGGACTCAAACCCAAAGACCTAATCGGTATCCCGTGGCGCGTCGCCTTAGCGCTACAAGCCGATGGCTGGTATCTGCGCAGCGACATCATTTGGGCGAAACCCAACACCATACCGGAGTCCGTGAAGGACAGGCCCACGCGCAGCCACGAGTACATTTTTCTGCTGTCGAAGTCGGCGAAATATTTCTATGACGCAGATGCTATCAAAGAACCTGCCAGCATGCGGACGGATGAGCGTCCATTCGGGAACGCTGGCGGTAATCGACATGGCGACGAAGGGCGGCGATACAACCACAATTCTATTGAAGCGCGCAAGGCGCGCGCATCTGCAAATCTGAAATCGCACCCGACCGCAGAACATAACGGGATCCGCCCCGCATCCGACAAACAGCGCGGACACTCGCGCAAGCACGCCGGATTCAATGACAGATGGGACGCGATACCCAAGGAAGAGCAATGCGCAGGCTATCGCAACAAGCGCGACGTGTGGACAGTCCCGCCCGCGCAATTCCGTGACGCACATTTCGCCACATTCCCGCCGAAGTTAATCGAGCCTTGCATCCTAGCGGGAAGTAAACCGGGTGACGTTGTGCTTGACCCGTTCTACGGATCGGGCACGACGCTGGAAGTTTCGATCCAGCATGGGCGCATCGGGCTTGGGATAGAAATCAATCCCGACTATATCAAGATTGCGCATCGGCGGTTAGAGAACGCCTTACCACTGCTCGCCGTTGGAGGTGACGTATGAACGCAAACCAACTACCCGACGCCGACGACTTCCGCGCGCTGTCCGATGACATGCGCCGTCGCCAGTACGCGAACCGGCTGCCGGAAATGAAGCCGGAGCACGTCGCGAGCGGTTGCGGCCCGGGCGTCGCTGTCACTGAAGACACGCCACAACACGGTGTGCGCAGCGTGCTCATGCGCGAGGTGGCCAAGCTCGATACCGAACTGTGGGTGATGATTTGTAAGGCGCAAATTCACATGCGGCGCACCGCGGAAGACTACGCATCGCTCGGCAGGCTGGCGCAGCAAATCGCGGACCGCGCGCATCTGTTGTCGGGAAAAGTGTGAGGTGAAACCGTTGGCAATCGATCTTTACTGCGGCCTTGGTGGCTGGACCGAAGGACTACTCGCGGAGGGTTATCGCGTCGTCGGTTTCGACATCGAGCGTCACGTATACGGCGACAAGCGATACCCCGCGCAACTCGTCCTGCAAAACGCACTCACGATCCACGGCTCCCAATTCAAAGACGCGCACCTGATAGTCGCAAGCCCCCCGTGCCAAGAGTACAGCTACATGGCTATGCCGTGGTCACTCGCGAAACAGCGGGAACGCGAATACCTGGACGGCACGCGCGACGTGAAGGATTTAACCCGCCTGTTCGACGCGTGCTTTCGGATTCAGCGTGAAGCGTGCGAGGCGGCGGGTAGACACATTCCGATGGTCGTTGAGAACGTCCGCGGCGCGCAGAAGTGGGTCGGGCGCGCCAAGTGGAACTTTGGCAGCTTTTACCTTTGGGGTGACGTGCCTGCGTTGATGCCGAATGCGAAGCGCGGAGCCATGAAGGGCTGCGTCGGCACAGTCAACGGCAGTGGGAATTTTCGCGAGCAGAGTTCATGGGATAGGGGCGCAAAAGTCCCCGGCTTTCGCTTCGATGGCAGCGGGCGATCTTTTCAGAGTGCGAGCGTTGAGGGTGTGAAATCGCCAGAAGGTTACGAGCGCGATCATCCAAACGCATTCGGATGGAAGAAGCCGAACATAAACAGCAAATCATCCGCACGCAAAGCCGCCAGCGCGCAGATCGCGAAAATACCGCTGGTGCTGGCGCGTCATATTGCGAGCGTGTACCGGGCCGAGTGTAACTGATTTTCAAGGGGCATCGTGGCGAAAAGCTCACTCATAGGCGATCAGAAATTCCAACTGCTCGTACACCGACTCGGGATTCCAAAGGCGCATGTCTTGGGTCACCTCGAGCTGATGTGGCAGACCGCGTATTCGTCGTTCAGTCCGATACTCCGCACGCGGGAAGCGATCGAGATCACGGCGGGCTGGTGTGGGACGGAAGGCGTGTTCGCCGAGGCAGTACTAAACCCCGCTCACAACTTCGTGGACGCGCGCGACGATGGTCAATTTGAGATACACGATTTTTGGGAACATGCACCGGACTTTGTAAAGAAACGCTACATGCGCCAGCTTGAGCGTAAACAGCAACTTATAAAGCGGCGTTCCGTAAGAACCTACAGCGGCGGACAAAATCCGACAATGGCGGACAATGGCGGACAATGTCTGCCTACCGAACCGAACCCAACCCAACCGAACCCAACCCAAGCTATTAAAGCCGATCCCCCCGATCCCCCCGCGCCGATACCCGCACCAAAACCGGCATCGGAGAATCGGCCATCGGCTCAGTTACCCGAACCTCAAAAGCCGAAACCAAAGCCGCAGCCGCAGACCAGCACGCACGAAGACCCCGTAGAAATCGCCGTCAGCCGCTTGCTCGAATTCGAGACGGAGCGCAACCGCGGGCCGAGCGTGGCGCTGATGTGGCGAATGCGTGTGCGGGCAATGGCACGCCTTCCAGACGGCCTATTCGCCGTGAGCAAGATGTGTGACGAGTGCGAGACGCGCAGAAACCCGCGCGCCGCGGAAACCAAGGGCTACAGCAAGGAAACGATACGGGACGAACCGGCATGGTTGAATCAACAAACATCGCAATGGCTGAAAGACCATCAACCCGCCACCGCGAGATCCGCATCGTGATACCCGGCGAGCCCGTACCGCTGGAGCGTCATCGCAGCCGCATCGTGAAAACGCGCCATCGCGACTACATCCAGCAGTACGAAACCGACTGGATGAAGGACATCAAAGCGTACGTGCAACAGCACGCGTGCCTTGCGATGCGCAGGCTGGGCGATTTGTCGCCGATGGAAGGCCCGCTGCACGTGACGCTGTACTTCGGCATGACGAAACCGAAGGGACGCGACCGCGCGAGACCATTACCGGATTCGCGGCCGGATTTCGACAACCTCACGAAGCTCGTGCTGGACGCGCTGAACAACCTCGCGTGGCACGACGACGCGCAGATCACCGATTGCATCGTGAAGAAACGCTACGACGTGACGCCACGGACCGAAATCGTGGCGAGACCTCTAACGGCGGTGGAAGCCGCAAACTGAAAGGAACCGACATGAAGGGTGCAGAACTTGTGGACGCAGTAATCGACCGTATTCAGGGGCGTGAAGAACTCGCGATCCGCCAGGACGACATCAGGAAAGTTGTGCAGGCGACACGCGACGAATTGGAGCTGCCGTACGGTACATCGCTCCTGCGCGTGACCGGCGAGAAAACCGAGGACTGGGCCGTAAAGGGCGACAAGATCAAGCTCACGGTCGAGTGCGACAAAAATGACGCAACGCTGCTCGCGCTGTCGCACATGAGCGGCGGCATCGTCATCTTCGGTGTGAACGAAAACGCGGAGCCGACCGATATCGAAGCGCTGGCCGAGCAAAACGAAGACGGCGACGGTGATGACGCGGGCGATGGTGGCCAGGAAGAAATCACCGATGGCGCTGGCGACGACTCCGGCGACGATGGCAGCGGTATCGAACGCCCGACGCGCAAGCCGCGCAAGTTGGCCGGCCGCGTGAAGAAACGCAGCGCGCGGTAGTCGTGAGGCCCGAACCTGCAAAGTTCCCGTCGAAGGCATACCGGGCGGCGTACCGTAAAGGCCGCGCCGCCCGGGTACTGAACCACGGGATTGACAAATGCCCGTATCGCAGCGACCAGAGCTGGTCGAAGAACTTCCGCGTATGGTGGCACAGAGGCTGGCGCGATGCCGGGTGAACATGACAAAAAGGGAGGAGCTGAGAATGAGTGAAGTCGATGACATGAACCGTCTGCGCGTTCAGGCAGAGCGCGAATTGCACGAAGTAAGAGACGAGCGCGATCAGTTCAAGCGAGATTACGAAAACGCCTGCTCGACGATTGAGCTTATACACTTTTCCGCAACGGGCCGCAGGGGTGAGGCACCAAAGCGCGGCGTTGTCGAGGATGTTGCCGATATGAAAGCCAAATGCGATGCGTTGGATAAAGCCGCCGAAATGCTCTGGGCGGTACTCGCGAATGTCAGCGGCGGCGATTGGACGAAGCAAACACAGGAATGGCAGGACGCGGCGGCGAAATGGCGCGACAACTACTTCGCCACGATTCGCACACCAGGGGCTGAAGTTATTGTAACGCAATAAGTAGCGAGCGCCTGAAGTCAGCCGATGGAATAAACTCTTGTCATGGCAAATAGAACAAAAGCGACAGCAGAAAAGAAAGCCGCGTTCCTGCACGCGTTGCGCGACCTTGGCGGTAACGTCGGGCGCGCAGCCAAGCGCGTGCGGGTGAACCGTGGCACCTTCTACGCGCACAGGCTGGAGGACGCGGACTTCGCCCAGGCGTGGGACAAGGCCATCGCCGATAGCGAATCGATTCTCGAAGACGAGGCGCTGCGCCGTGCGGTAGACGGCACGTTAAAACCTGTTTACCAAGGCGGCAAGCGTGTGGGCACCGTGCGCGAGTATTCGGACACGCTGCTCATCTTCATGCTGAAAGCGCGCAACCCGAAGCGGTACCGCGAATCGATGAAGCACGAAATGAGCGGGCCGGACGGCGGGCCGATACAAACGCAGGGCACGCACGCCATCGACCTAACCAAGTGCAGCGAAGACGAGCTGCGGCTGTTGCAGGGCATCGCCGCACGGCACGAGGACACCACACCCGGCGCATGATCACGGCAGAACCACCGAGTATCCGCATACCCACCGGCGAGGCGATCCAACAGGAGCTTGCGCGCCGGAGCCTGTACTACTTCGCCGATTACATGATGTGGGACGACATCGCGGGGCGATCCACCTTCGTGCACGGTAAGCACGTCCGCGAGATATGCGGTGCGCTGGAGGAAGTCGAGCGCGGCGAGATTGACCGGCTGATGATCTTCGCGCCGCCGCGCCACATGAAAAGCCTGTCCACCTCGCAGCTCGCGCCCGCATGGTTTCTCGGCAAGGACCCGCGCCGGCGCATCGTGCAGACCGGGTATGGCGATGCGATTGCCGTGGAACACTCGCGCAAGTGCCGCGATTACTTCCTGAGCCGACGCTTCAATGCGCTGTTTCCGGAGGCGCGGTATCAGGCGACACGCGAGACGCAATCATGGCTGGCACCGCCGAAACAGTCCGCGCACGAATGGGGCACGACGCAGGGCGGCGGGTTTCGCGCGGTAGGTATCGGGGGCGCGCTGACCGGGTACGGCGCGGACATTCTCAATATCGACGACCCGATCAAGAACCGCAAGGACGCGGACTCGAAGACGTACCGAGACAACGCGTGGAACTGGTACCGCTCCGTGGCGCGTACACGCCTCACGCCGAACGGCGCCATCGTGCTCACAACCACGCGCTGGCACCGAGACGACCTTGCGGGCCGGTTACTGAAAGAGATGCGTGAAGGCGGCGAGCAATGGAAGGTGCTGGAATTTAAGGCCATAACCCAAGACAAAGACGAGCCGGACGAAAGGAAACGGTATCACGCGCTGTGGCCGGAGTTCTGGCCGCTCGAAAAGTTGCGCGCGCTGGAACGGGGTATCGGCCCGCGCGAGTGGGAAGCGCTTTACCAGCAGAACCCGACCGAGGAAGGCGGCACGATCTTCAAGCGGGAATGGTGGACGGGGAAGAACCGCTACAAGCAACCCATGTTCACCCACTCGAATGTAGGGCGAATCCTCTCGTGGGATACCGCGGAGAAGATTGGCGAGGACAATGCCTACTCGGCATGCGGCGCGTACGAGCTGTCGCCCGCGTACAAAATGGGTATCACGGACCTATGGCGCGACAAGGTGGAATTCCCGGGCCTCGTGAAGCAAGCGATCGACATGGCGACAAAGCACAACCGGGACGGCAAGCTGCGCGCGATTGTCATCGAAGAGAAGTCGAGCGGCACAGCATTGATACAAACGCTTCAACAGCAGGCACCGGAATGGATCCGCAAGATCGTGCACGCCGCGCCGAAGACCGAAGGGAAAGTGCTCCGCGCGCACACGACGTCCACGTATTGCCATCTCGACGCTGTGTTCTTTCCGGAGCCGAGCGAAGCGGTGATGTGGCTGGGGCCCTTCGAAGACGAGTTGTATAGTTTCCCTGGTTCGGTCTTCAAAGACCAAGTGGACCAGTTTACGCAGGCGATCTGGTATTGGGAAAACTACCTGGCGTCGGGACTCGGCATCCAGGTGATGCACTGAAGAAGCGAAATAGCGAATAGCGAGGAAGTGAGGGACTGCGATGCTTTTATCACGTATCACGCGCGCGCTCGCTGGGATGATCGGCGGCAACGCGCAACGGCCCAGCGAAATGAGCGAGTACCAGCTTGTCGAGATGCTGGAATCGTACTACTTCGGCAACGGCGTGTATCTGAAGCTGTGCCAGGCGCTGCGCGAACAGGGCTTGTGGTCGCCGAGCATGAAGGATCTCCGCAACCCCGTGCATAGCGCGGTCGAGTTTTACGCGATGACGCTGTGGCCGGGGCCGTTGCCCGATGCGCTACCCATCGACGCGCAGAAACCGGCGATTATCCCGCTGATCCAGCAGATACACGTTTGGTCGAACTTCGGCACCAAGAAGCAACTCACGGCGCGGCAGTTTGCGCTGACCGGTGACATGTTCCTGAAGGTGGAAATGAGCACGGACCGCAAGCGCGTGTATATCAAGCCGGTCTCGGGCAAGTGCATCACCGATTTCGATACGGACGAGCGCGGCTACATCACCTGGCTGCGCTACGAATGCGCGAAGGTGCGCCGGAACGCGGAGGGCGAGGCCTCGACTTACATGCACACGGAGATATGGCGCAAGGACGCGGCGACCGGCCACGTCGTCTATGACCTGTACGAGCACGACAAGGGCCAAGGCGCGAGCACCACGCAAATGGGCGCGCCCGTGAAAAGCCTCGACATCACCCAGGACGCAGTAGACATCAACTTCCTGCCGTGGGTGCACGCGCCGTTCAAAGACATCGACGACAAACGCGGGATGCCGCTGGTGTGGCCGGTGCTGTCGAAGATTGACGAGGTGAACCAGAAGACGACGCGTCTCTCCGAAATGCTGTTCCTGTGGAACAAGGCGTATATGTTCCTGAGCGCGAACGCGACGGACGCGAACGGCCGCCCGATGCCGGCGCCGGGCTTGAACCTGCAAGGCACGCGGAAAGAAGTGACCGATCGCCTTGCCTTTGGCGACATGGAACTGTACGCGTTGCCCGGTAACGCCACGCTGCAATTTGCTGTGCCGAACATCAATTGGCAAGCGCACATGGACGCGATCAAAGGCGACCTCGAAGAGATTGAGCGCGACATGCCGGAGATCGCGTATTACAACGTCATCAAAGATTCGGGATTATCGGGCCGCGCGTTGCAACTGAAGATGGGGCCCGTCATCCAGCGGGTGATCGAGGCGCGCGGCAACGCGGAAACGGCGCTGGTGCGCGCGCACGAAATGGCGCTGACGATAGGCCAGTTGATCGGCATACCCGAATTTAAGAGCATTGGCACGTACGAGGCCGGCGACTTCGCGCACCGTATCAAGACGCGGGACGTGATACCGATGAGCGATGCGGACCGCGCAGACTTGACGAAGGTGTACAAGGACATGGGCGTGCCGCTCGACCAGGCGCTGGTGCGGTATTCGAACTGGACGCAGGAAGATGCGAACGCGGCGCTAAACGATTCGGCGACGCAACTCACGAACGAACAGGCCGTCCAAGCGCAGGAAGCCGCCGTCGCGCGGGCCACGCAACAGATCGTGCCGATGGTGGAACGCGCGCTGACCGTCATCCAGGACGGCGCGATAGAAAAACTGGTGAGCTCCGGCGCGATCGATGCGCTGGTGAAAGCGAAGGCTGCGGCCGGAAACGGGAAAACAGAAGCGAAGGTGTAGGTATGTGGTCTAAGTTGCGTTGGTTGTTTTTTGGCAAGGCGTTCGAGTCTTATCGCGCCATGCTGGTTGGCTTTTATTACTACATCGTCAAGAGACACGAAACTGAGATATGCCAGAGATGCGGGCATCCCGTGTACGTCGTTTATTGGGTTGACGATCAAGCGCTATGGAACTCTGTCATGGGACACGATGGCGGCGTCTTGTGTCCACGATGTTTCGATGATGCCGTTTGGTCAAAGAACCACGGCGTTCGCTGGATAGTAGTTCCATTTGAATCGCCACGAACATTGGAAGGGACAAAATTATGCGAGTGACGACGTTCGCGCGGCTGGTGTCGCGCAAGGAAGGCGGACGCGTGAACCTGACCATTGCGCAGATCTGCGAAGTGCTGCGCGTGGTGAACGGGCTGACGTGCGGGCTGTTGTACACGGCGATCCGCTTGATGCCTGAGCCGCGATAGACGCATGAAGTGGGACGGCCAAAATCCGACAAACAAAGAAGGCTGGCTCGTCGCGAAATGCCGGTGTGATGTTTGCGGCCACGAGTCCGTGGATGTGTTTCCGGTAGAAGCCGATCCGGCTGAACTCGGCACAGGCCTTGAGTGTTCTGGATGTGGAGGCATGTGCTCATTTCCTTACGAATATATTCCGCCCGAAATGAGCAATGAGGAAATAAACGTGATGCGTGGCGATAAAGAACTGAATCTGCACAGATGGCCTAAAAACGTCGATGAGTTTATAGAAGGACTCAGTAAGAACTAATGGCTGTACTCACGCCAGACGACGCGCGCGATGCGCTGGGCTTTCCGAACCTGCCGCCTGAGCTGGCCGCGTGGATCAACTACATGGTGAACCAGGCCGAGGTGTTGGCCGATGCGTTGACCGACGCGATCTACGAGCAGACGAAAGCGGCCGTCGAGCAACCGCGCGATCCCGCTGCGCTGAAAGCCGCGGAAAAGATGTGGCGCGACGATGCGCGCAAACGTGCCGAGACGTTGGCGACCGGCATGAGCCAAGCGCAACTGAAGGCTATCGGCAAGACTATCGCAGACGGGCTTGAGCAGGGCCTCGGGCCGAAGGACATCGCGCGCAACCTCGACGCGGTGAAAGGCCTCGACGCGCAGCGGGCCGAGCAGTACTTGAAGATGGAGCGATACCTCGACGACAGCGATCTGTCCTCTGAGGAAATCGAGCGCAAGCTGGAAAAGTATTTCCAAGATTTGCTGCGCGAGCGCAAGGAAACGATCGCGCGCACCGAGGCGCGGGAAGCCACCGCAGAGGCGGCACTGCAAAAGAACCGCGATCGCGGCGCGCGCTTCAAGGTGTGGATTACGGCGGGCGACGATCGCGTATCGGACGAGTGCCAGGAGAACGAAGCGGAAGGGCCGATACCGATTGACGACGAGTTCCCGGGTGGCGTCGACAGGCCGCCGCAACATCCGAACTGCAGATGCACTTGCTCGTACATCACGAGCGACGAGCAGCTTGAACGCGCGGAAGCACGCGCCAAGGACCGCGCAGCGAAGACGGCCGCGGCGAAAGAGGGGGACGACGCGTAAATGCGGTGCGTAACGTGTGGACACAAACGCTCGAACATCATCAAGACGCAACACGTCAAACGGGGCGATGGCGAGTACATCCGACGTCGCCGGGAATGTGACGAATGCGGCGAGCGATGGACCACTTACGAACGCTGCGAAGACGATGACGCGGAGTTCCCATTGCTTGCTGCGGAAGTATCACGCGATTTGCACTCGATTGCGGAAAAGTTACTCACCAAAACGGGCTGATGTCTGATAGACACGGTGCACCCGTATACCCGAAAAAATAATTACGGGCTAATAGACTACTTTCCACGAT